GCGATGCCTCCAAGAGCAGATGCTCCTGCCCGCTGCGTGTTGTGCAAGATACCGTAGAGGTCCTGCACCTTGTCACCAGCAGACTTTGACCTCGTTACTGCATTGCTGCCCCCACTGAAGTTCTCGTGATAGGGGACGTAGAACGTGGAGTTTCTGAAGCGAATGCTGTTCGACCTGTCCATCGGACCAGTAGCATTCTGAGTGATGCTTAGCAAGGAGTTTCCCTCACTCGGATTGAGAACTGAGCCGGACACAGTCGTCGTGAAGGCGCTAAATGTGGCGATGGCTGTAGCGACTGCCGAGGCCAGTTGAGCGGCTGTGATGAAAGTAGAACTGGTGGTATTCTGCACACGCACTGTTCCTCCGCCGACATGCCCGACAGAACCCGCACTTTCCACAAAGGTCACTGTATGCTCAGTCCCATCCTTCTCAGTAAGCACAAGTTTTGCGGCACCTCCTGCCAATCGACCGAACTTGCTTGTGTCGATAGCGGGGACGTCACCCACACTGTCTGCATCCTTTCTTCGCAGACCGAAGTCAATTTGACCGCTCGCGCCTCGGGCGTTCTGCGTGCGGCGGTTGAGGTCATCATCAACGAAAATACCCTCGATGATGATGGTGGAGTTGACGCGGTTGAGGTCAACGCCAAAGCGCCTACCACCCATCAAAGGCGCAGGCATACCACCCACTTTGCGCTCGACGCTGAGAGCAATGGACAGGGCGTTGAGTTCCATACCGTTCTCATAACCAGCGAATCTCATGTTCTCAGGCTTGTCGAAGATGAGGCGGATGGGCGTGCCGTAACCGTCAGCCATACTCAGAACCTCCCTCGCATGGTGGTGCCGCCAAGTGCACGAGAGACTTCTTGCTGAATCATGTTGCCCATCTGACGGGCCATCTCGCGCTTGTCAGTGCGGTCGGTGATGCCGCTTGGGTTGATGGTGATGTTGAACGTCTGAGAGCCGCTTCCGCCGCCCTTCATCTCAACAGGGATAGAACGACCTCCGGCCAAGGGCACAACCGCTTCCGTGCCGTGCAACACAGCGGGGTAACCACTCGACGGTCCACTGGCGATACCCCCAGCAGAAAACTCAGGTAGCCTCTCTCTAACCCCCGATGCAACGTTACCGCCAAAGTCCTTCACCGAGGCCAGCCCATCCTTGAGCCTACCCATGACTTCGGTAAAGGTGTCCAATTTCGGTTGCATGAAGTCCTGAAAAGCCACGACAACGGTGTCCCTGAAATCAGTCGCTTTTGTTTTGAGTTCACCAAAGCGACTTTTGATAAGCGTCAATTTCTCACTCAATGCATCGACCGGCCCTGCCAGCCTCTCTTTGAGCGGTTGAATGAAATCGTTGAAACGTTGACGCATGACTTCGACCATAAGTGACCAGTTGTCGCGAATGAAGTCGAACTTGGCCTTGAACTCCTCCAATTTGGTGAAGATGGCGTCGATAAAACCGAACCGTTCACGCATGCTTTCGACCATTGTGCTCCAACGTTCACGAATGCTGGTCAGGGCGTTCAAGAAAGGGTCGAGGAAGGCGCTAACAAGCGGCCCAATGGTCCCATCCCACACGGCCTTGAGACCAGTCATGACGCCGTCCCAGTCACCCTTGACGAGAGACATACCTGCTTTGAACAAGTCAACGAAGGGTTGGACAAGAGGCATCAAGACAGCATCCCAAATGCCAGCCGCCGCTTCCATTGCGCCAGCAAAATCGCCCTGCAGAAGCGCCATACCGCCTGTGAAGGCTCCGGTGAAGAGGTCGACGAGAGGTTGCACGAATGTGTTCCACGCAGCCTGAATGACACCCACGGTGGCTTCCCATGATGCTTTCAGTAAATCAAAAGCCGTCCCGAATGTCGTGTTGAAAAAGTCACCAATGGTCTGAATGATAGGTGTGGCGAATGCAGCGAACTCTTCCCAAATAGGCGTGACGTTCTCGGTCCAAAAGTCCTTGATGCCCTGAAACTTCTCTTTGACGAAGTCGATTGCACCACCGATGGCATTCATAATGGCTGTTCCCGCTGATGCGACTGTGCTACCGATACTGCTGAGAACACCGCTAAGACTCCCAGCGGACGTGGTCAAGCCGCTTAGAGCGACCGTTAATCCAGCCAGTGCTACCATCAGAAGTCCTCCGTATCGAGCCAAGCATAGTCGAGAGACACAGTCTCCTGACCTCCGCTTTTTGCCTCTTGTCGCTGCCGCCTCATTTCCTTTTCCTCTTGATTGCGACCTACGAGCGCCCAAACAAGTGATTGCTCAAAAGTAGCGGGACTCATCTCATGCACTTCCTTTAACGAGATAGCGTAGTGTTTGGCCACGATGTAACCCCACAGTTCCATCTGCATCACTACGTCTTCGGGACTGGCGACGGTCTTGCGACTGAGGAAACCCTCAATCACTGAACGTCGCCGCTCGTAAAATCCCCCTGAAGCATCTGCCCGACCTTCTCGGGACTTGGAAGCACAGCAGCGATACGCTGCCCAATGTCGCCCTTCAGGTTCAGAAGTTCGTCAACAGTGAGTTCGGGGTTGGTGCGCACGAGCCAGTGGGTAAAGGCGTGCTTCCAGTAGGATTCGAGGTCGAGAGACATCTCGCCATCTTTACCGAGCGTTAGCATTTCCTGAGCAGCGCGTTGAACGTCAAAGAAGGAGATGTCCCTAACCCACACTTCCATGACCACTTCAGGGTCACCGGGGTCCACGGGAATCTCGTGCTTTGTCTCATTCGTCTGTCTCAGTAGTTGGCTCTTGTTCGGTAATTTCGGCATTCATCTCCACCTCGGTCGCAGCCGCTTCATCAGCGGGGGCGTCCACCTCTTCCTCGGCAGCCGCTTCATCAGCGGGGGCTTCCGGCGTCGGTGTGGACTCGGTAATGCCCTCGTCGTCTCGCTTGAGACGGAGGGCCAGTTGGGCCTTGGTGCCTGAGACTGGCAAGCCTCGAGCGACGCACTCCTCACGGAGTTCGGCAAGCGTCATGGCATCGTAAGAGAGGTCGGCAGGGAAGTCCTCGCTGTTGGGGATGTCTTCAACCCGCTCAGTTTCTTCGGAGACAACTGCCTCTTCCTCTTCGTGAGATTCTTCGGCGGCGGCATCCACCTTGGCTACTGAGATGCGACGCAGTTCTGCTTCGATACTCTTTCGCACGCCAACCGTGGCTGCTGAGCGGGATTCTTCACTGGTTAGACCAAGTTGCTTACCGAACCAAACAGCATACGCTTCCCTACTTTTACGGCGGTAGTGATAGACAGATTCGGCTGGCGTTGGCATTCTTGGTCACCTCAACAATGGAACAACGTGTCGGTGGAAATGACACGCATGGCTTTTGGCATCACCTTGAGAGCAGCGCGAATTGGTCCTTTATCCTCAGGGATGGGGAGCGGCGCCTCGGTGATGACGTAGTCGTCAAGCAAGATGTCGATGCGCTCACGAGTAGCACCGCTGCCCTGCTTGGTGAATGAAAGACGAATCATGTTGGCAGTCGTTGCACTGAAGTCCACAGCACGGCGCATGTGGTGGTAGAACACAGGGTCGTCGACGATGATTTCCATGTCCATCATGTATTCCGTCTTGCCCTCAACGGCGATGGAGGCGTTACGAGAGCCAGCGTGAGGAACTTGGTCCGTAGCGCTGTCAGCGATGGGTGCGCCGTTGATGGTGTAGAATTGCTGCACACCCGTGCTACCGTTGAGGTTGAACGACACGACCTGTCCGACGCGAACACCAGCGAGGTCAATGGTGCCGTTGTAGAACATGTAGGGCTTCTGCGAGCCCTTGGCGATGCCTGCTTCCTTGCGCTTGGCATCAGTGTTCGCCGTGTCTTCGAACATACGGTGAGGGTTGTAGCGGTCACCCTTACTCGCCTCAAGGCGACCTGTGTCAGTGTAGCATAGGGCCGAGTCGAAGTTGACGTTCAGACGCAGCGCAGCATCCGTGTCAGCCGTGAGTGAGAAATCCTTGACCTTGCAGCCACGGAACACACGGGTAAGTTGCTTGGTATCGGTCACACCACCGTCGGTGACGTCATCGGCTGAACCATCGCTATCTCGGCGGCGGATGCTGACTTCCATGGCGAAAGAAGGCACGGTGCTACGAGAGTAAAGCAGGCGCTTGACCGGGTTCTGAATGTTGCCCGTCGACTCACGGTTAGGGCTACCGGTGGCGTTGTCACTCGCAAAGCGAGCGAACTTGATGTCGGTGTTGTCCGAGTGCGGGAAGCACAATGCGTCATCAAGGAAGATGCGGGCAGCGGTGATGGCAACAATGCGACGAATCTCACTGGTTTCAGTCTTGTCGAAGTAGGTCGTCTCAGGGCTGGCGACAACGCCGAAGGTGTTAGCGTCGTCCGCTTCGTTGTAGGTGATGACATCAGCGACAGCGCTCGCATCAGCACTACCGCCGTTGATGGTGTTCTTGATGATGACATAGTCACCAGCGACAACAGGGTCTGCACCAGCGCTACCCCAGTTTGGGGGCGCGTTGCTTCCGTCGTAGGTGATGGTCGTTGCTCCGACTTTCGTAGCAGCGGTCAGTTTGAAATCGTTGTCCGTGTTAAGCAGGCTGTCGTAGGTCGCGCCAACATCCACCGCCTCCATACCGAGGCAGTAGTAGAGCCACCGAGGGTTGTGCATGTTGACTTCGAAGGAGCCGCCTTCGTTGATGAGGCGCCCCGGCACTTGCACGGCCACGTCACGACCGAGGCCGACGACATGGTAACGCTTGAGGTCGACTTTCGTCTCAGGCAGCGTCACCGTAGCAGCAAGCCCGAGGAATTGGTCGGTCAAGACTGACTCACTTGACGTGCCAGCGGTATCGTGGTAACCCATTCCAACATCAACGGAAGGCAACGTGAAAGAGTGGAAGTGGAGTGCATCATTGGTGCCACTGGTCGTAGAAGTAGCCTCCTTGAGCGCAGGCGTCACGACGAAATCAGTCTCAGTAGCAGTTGGTTGATGTTCAACAACGGTGAACACCTTACCGGTCGAGGTAGCGTCATCCAAGGTGAAATTCGTCCCACCGATGATGCTGAGTTTGACGCCGACGAGCATACCCCGAGGCAGTTGGAGCACTCCTGATTCAACAGGCGTGTTGGCCGCACCACCCGCAAGACGAATGGTGCTCGTGCCCGCAGCGGCATCAGTGGACTGATGCGTGAAAGTGAACGAATTGGACGCATCGTAATGGTGAGGAAGTTCCAATCCTGTCTCGTGACCGAACGAAATCTCGGTCAAATCTCCCTTGTAGACTGTCGACGGCATGTTCGCTCACCTTATGGCACGAGTTCCGCGAATATAACAACCTCGATTTGAAAGGTCATGCGGAACAAATTCTTGGTTCTATCAGAAAGGTCGGTTCGGGTCTTGAACACGAGGCGGTCGAAAGCGACACCATCCCCCTTTCGCTTGAGATGAATGAGGCGACGCACCTCGTTTTCCATCGCCTGTAGGTGCTTACGTGACTTCGTTGTGCGCACGTCAACCGTGATGTTGATGCGCGTTGTCACGAAGTCGTAGAGGATTTCGGGTGCTTCTTCGTTATGCGCAGTCTCGTAGCACATGATGTAGTCCGATTTCTTCATGTCGATACGCTTACCTCGCTCAGGGCTGAGCGTAGCGATGTCAGCAATGATGGGCTTGATGTTGCTCGTGTTAGCGCGATTCCAGTCGCCAAGCGCCGCGATGACGGAGTCCAGTCCTTCAGCAAATGTTGCGACCATCACTCCACCTCCCGCTTGTATGCAGCAGCGTCCGGCACGAGGTTTCCGCCACTAAGTCGCAACTTGTAGGTCACGAGGGCGGGAGACTCAACCAGCATCCGCTTGTCCACCCTATCTAATGCTGCCTTAAGAGTGCTGGGGTCGGGCTCTCTTCCTTGCTGCTCAAATGCACCTGACTCGTTTCGAGTGATACCCTCCATAGCCAGTTCGCGTTGCTCGACCAAACGTCGAAAAGCCTCGGGCGTCTGAGTAACGACCTGTTTGAGTTCTTCCTGCCTCGTGGGGTCAAGCATTGCTTCGGTTAAGTGCTCCAAAAGGAACTCGTCAACCTCCGTCTTGACCATCAGCATCACTCAAAGAGCACCATTTCCTGATAGCGCGGCAAAATCCTGTCGATTTCACCTTGCAGGAGTTGCACCTTAGCGGTGATGTCAATGTTGCTTGTGCCTTCGGGTAGGAGGACAGTGCGGTCATCTGACATCAGGAGGTCGATGACGACCATCTTCGTAGCAGTCTCTTCGATGGCTTTCTCAAGATAGCGCTCTCCATAGATGTAGGACACCTTGACGGCATTCCATTCAAAGAATGGATAAGAGTTGTTGAAGTAGATGATGCCCATTTCGTAATCCATCCACCAATCCTTGAGACGAGCGTTGTCACCACTGGCACTACCGCCATGCAGGTCAACTTGCAGTAGGTCTTGGATGATATCGCCACTGGGGGCGCTTCCTACGACTGCTTCGCAGCCTGTGAATGTAGTAGAAGTCACCCCAGTGTATCGAATAACGTTGGTGTTGTCACTGAACACGCCTGCTTTTGCGAATCCTTCAGTGTCAGCAATCGTGACAACGCCAGTGGCGGCTGAACCAAAATCACCGCTTGTGCCCGTTATAGTGGCCGTGTTACGCTTAGTCTGTGAAATGGCAACGCTGCTGTCAGTGCACACAACGCTGCATGTCTCACCTGCTTTCACAGGTCGCATGCTGCTGACCTTCACAACGCCAGTCCCGTAGTCTGCATTGGCAGAAGCGAAAAACTCGTTGTGGATGGCAACGTTCGATGTGGAGCCTTCGAGGGTGAAGGCAGGTGAAAAGTCGACAGCAGCCTTGTTCACTCTATCTTCCTTGTTGATGAGGTCAGCAAGGTTCTGTGCTGTGGTCGTGGCATCAAAATCCGTGCGCCACTTGGTGGTGGTGGTCGTGGCATCAAAGTTCTTCTGTGCAGTCAAAACAGCAGCAGTGCCGTTGCCGGGAGAAAACACGATGGAGCCACTGATAGAACGCACGTCCGTCGGAATTTGAATGCGAGCCTCGGCGCCGCAAATCTCACGATAGTCGTCACCCTGCCATAGTTCAAGGCGCAGAATCTGCTGCACGTTGCGAAATAAGAGTGGTGTCGTCCCAACGTAATCGGTGTAGTAACGACGTCGATAGGGCTTGTAGGTGTCGAAGTTGATGTATTCGGCACTGACGAGGTAGGGCCGCCAAGCATTGTGAGTGATGTTGTCAATTTTGTCCTGCACTTCCCGAATACGGTTCTGCACGATGGCCTTGGTAACGCCACGCTGCCGACCAACCTTGGCGTTGGTGAACGAAGCGAGGTTCTGAACGTAGGTGTCGTCAGCCGCCTCGAAATCAGCGTGTGTGAAAGAGCCGGTGAAAGCCAACTTAACGCCACTGGCACCGCCGTTGGTGATGGCTGTAATCTCCTTTTCAACGCCGAGAGGATTGGCATCGCTGTAGATGAGGATAGTATCGCCAACCTCAGTGCCGCAACGGCGGTAGTCTTCACCAGTGATGAACACACCGTCGCTCACAGAGTCAGCAGACGCAGCCACTGGCTCTTGAGGTCCGATACCGAGGTAATCAGCGACCTTCTGCGGCGTCGTGTAGACTGTAGCGCTGGGGTCGAGCGGTCGAGTCTCACTCTCACCGGGGTTGAACACCATCGGCATTACTCTCGAGCCTCCTCACTTCGACTGGCGAGATTATACTCCATGGGCTTGCCGCAGGAGCCGCAGTTCTCACGCCATAGAAAATGCAACATACCACAGTGCTGACAGCGAGTGCCTGACCCGATGTTCAAGACGTCAGAAGCATCTCTATTGCGGTTACGTTGTTCTTTGACGACTCCCTTGAGAGGGTTCTCAGGGTCCACAAAGGCGGATTGGTCAATGGTGATGTCCGAGCGAACACCTTGCTTTTGAAAACGACTGATGTCATCGAAGTCAATTGCAGACAAGTCGAAGCCCATTCATCTCCCTCACACTCAACTGGTGGTCACGATGATGTAGACATTTCCCAACACAACGTGTGGGTCAGCCGACACACAAGTATTGCTACCGATAGCGGTGCTAATTTCTGTGGCAATAGCGGTTCTCGCTGTGCTATCTGCGAAGTCCTTTGGCGGGTAAGGGCCAAGGATGGTCACGGACTTTGCCATTCAATCACCGCCTTCAGGAGCGGCGACCGATAGCGAGGAAAGTGCCAGCAACAGTGGTTCCTGACGCAGCCCCAGCGATGGTCACAGTCGTGCCATCGACGGTCGCGACGTCCAAGAGATTCAGGGTGCCGGGAGTGCCACCGTCGTCAGCGGGCGTCGTGTCAACCACTTGGCCGACGGCTGAAGACGGGTTCAGGATGAATGCGTCAACGCTCGCGAGGATGTCGCCAAGAACGATGCTGGTGTCTCCAGCCTCATAAGAGCCGGTCACAATCATGCGGTCGCCAAAGTAGGTTGGTCGGGGGTCAATAGTCACTGCCATGTTCACTCACTCTCTGTGGATTCTTCTTCAGCAGCGATGTCTTGAGCAATCTCTGCTGTTTCTTCGACACCGTCGGGACTCATAACAGTAGCGACGATATCGAGGAGTTGAGTTTTGGTGGCATAGCCTGACGGCTTGAGGTTGTAGGAGGCAAGCCAAGTGGCAATGTCCTTCTTGTTCCAACCCTTGTCGGGGATGCCGTCGCTGCCTTGGTCCACAGTTCGCTCTTCTGCTTCGGTTAGGGTCCAGCCCTCGATGCGGAAGTTCTCAGGACCAAGTCGCGCACCGTAGTGGTCGAGCCAAGCCGAGGTGACGTCGACTGGTCTGTTTTGCTCCCAGTCGCGCATGGTAGGGTCCGTCGCACGACGAACGTGCGAGCGTCCAATGTAGGTCACAGTGGGCACGAATGCTCACCTCAGGACACAATGGCCATGAACAGCGTGCGGTTGTCGAGCGTTCCTTCTGCGAGCATGGTTGCGGTTGCGCTTCCAGCGCCACTGAAGTCAGTGGTGCAGGTGAGGGACTTTCCAGCGACACCAGAGCCGCCAACGACCATTCCGTGAATCGTGTCCGCATCTCCACCGACGGTGAAGACGTTGGAGTTCTGCACGAGAGTCATGACACCCATGATGAGTTTGAGCCCACGGCCTGCCGTGTTGGTCGTATCATCATTGGTGGCTTGGAAACCGGTGATGGAACCGGGGTATGCGCCGCTTGCGCCAGCCGCACCATCGAGCCATCGAGTTCCGTCCACGAGAGCCCCCGCGTAAAGGTCCAATTCAAAGTCAACGGCCATAATGCCGCCTGCTCCAGTCGTTCGTGTAAATGTAACTGCCATTCTTAATCATCTCCTATGTTCTTTTTTGTCTCCATCACTTGAGGTCACGAATGCTCCCTTGTGCGCGGAAGAAGGTGGTCCAGACTTCGCCCATGGTCCTGAAGAGACCTTCCTGACCGAGACGGTTGATGGCGAAGGGGTCGCCGGTCTCGATACCGGACTCGAAGTATTGAGTCGGGATAGCCGTGGAGAAGTAGAGGTAATCCGTGTCAAGGAAATACATGCGGCTGATGCCGTCCTTCACGACGTCCTTGGAGGGAATGATGGGCACACCGTTGTAGGTGGCGACGATGAACCCGGCTTCGATGCCGGGGACACCCTTGACACCGTTGTAGGTGGGGGTAACCCGCTTCTCTTCCATGAAGCGCTGCTGCGCCTGCAAGAGTTGCTGGAGTCGCATCAAGGTGTCGTAACCCGTCAGGATGACCTTGGGGTTGCCACCAAGTTCCCACATGCGCTGGAACACGTCGTCCAGTTGGTCGAGGGACATGACACGCTGGTTGCCCGCTGCACGGTCAGAACCGCAGTTGACCACAGCGTTGGACCATGAGTTGGCGTCACGGTCGATGCTGTAGATGTCGAGGTCTGATGCACCACAGTGGTCGGTTCCTGCAGAGGCACCGGTTTCCATGGAGGTGAGGCCACCGGAGGCGCCACCGTCGTTGCCGGTGATGCGGTCGAGAGACTCGAAGTTGTTGCCTGCGACCGTCTCAGAGTCCGTGAGGAGCATCTTGTTGACCATCTCAGCGTGGTGCTTGCCCATTTCCTCCTTGAGGACTGAGCGCATGTCACCGAGGCCGTCGTCCTTGTCGGACAAGAAGACCGAGACTTCGCTCACGTCAAAGGTGTGCGCGATGGTCTTGGGCTTTGCAGCAACGTGCTGGAAGGTTGGCTTGACAGTTTCAGGCAGCGTGCCGTTTTCTGCAATTCCACCGTGGATAACACCTGCGTTTGGCTTATCCGTGATGACTCGCCATCCGCTGCGCTCCCATGGGCGCTTTGGAAGAATCGAGAAGGCGTTGAACTCTTGGTTGAGTTGACTCCACACCTTGCGTCCGTAGATGGCTTGGTAGGTCCCAGCCGTCGTGGACAGCATTGGGCTGTCAGCCTTCAAAAGTTCTGAGCCAGTGTATGAGTAGCCCATTGCATTGCCTGCGCCATAGTAGTAGCGCTCCATGTCAGTAACTGTGCGAACGTAGTTTCGTGCCATTTTTTCATCTCCTTAATTTTCAATTTGCGTCTGCTCGAGGCTCACTCGTCGCGGAACAGACCTCCGGCGAGTTGGTGAACCTCTTCCCACGACATGTTGGCGAGGTCAGCCGTAGAAGGCACCTCAACTGCGGGGGAAGCAGACTTTGCGATGGTCGTGGATTCCACGGAACCGATGTTGTCGATGCGCTCATTGAGGTCACCGAGGGCCTTCATGACCTTGTCAAGAGGGCCGCGAGCGTCAAACGCTTGAGCCTGAGCCTTGGTAATCTCTTCAGTGCGCTCGTTGGTGTAGCGCGACTCGAAGTTGTTCTCCATGGCCTTGCGCAGTTCTTCTTCCTGCTTGGCGGCCTTGAAGACTTCGTAAGCGTGCTCCACAGAGACAGAGTCGACGCTGGTGACGAAGTCAGACTTGCTGACTTTGCCACCGCTGGAAAGACCAGCGCGGGAAAGAGCGTTGGTGGATGGGGAGCCGCCTTCTTGGGCGCGTCCCTTGACCTGAGCAGCGAAGCGAGTATCGTAGTCAGAGAGTTCCTCAGGCGTGGAGCCGAGGTTCGCCTTAGCGATACCATCGAAGTGGGCGCGAGCACCGTCAGTGTCCACACCAGCGGACTTGAGGGTGTGCTCCATCCAGTCGAGGTATTCGGCGGTGATGACATCGGAGAACTCGGACTTCTTCTTCTCGTCCTTCTTCTCCTCTTCGTCATCGGCCTTGTAGGCCTTCTCGGGCATGTCCTTCTTTTTCTCGGGCATGTCCTCTTCCTCTTTCTTATTCTTCTTCTCGAATTGAGGGGGCATTCCCTTTTCCATCGAGTCGAGGCGACCTTCAAGGCGCTCGAGCACTGTGTTCATTTGTTCCATAACGTCGTCAGTCATTTTTTTCATCTCCTGTTTGTCTTCTTTCAGAATTTTGAATGTTGCTTCGGGGTTGATTCCTTTTTCGCAGATTGTGATTTCGTGAAGTTCGAGTTTGCTGATTTCTTGGTAGTTGCCGTGGCTGCTATCGTGTTTTCGAACTCGCTTGAATGCTTGTCCTCCGATGCTGAATCCCGCTAAGTTACCCTTCCTGACTTCGGCTGCCACTTCTCGTGCCTTTTCGATGTCATTTCTGAGTTGAACTACGACGAACATTCCGGCGTCATCAACTTCGCTCTTCCAAAACCTCCCTTCACTGTCTGTGTATTGCGGAACGACTTCCCCTACCTGAATGTTCGAGTGCGCGAGTTGCACATTTCGATATTTTGGGTCGGCCATGAACTTCTTGAAAGCGTCTTTCAAGGCCGAACGAGTAATCAAATCCCCCTGTTTGTCCACCAACTCGACACTGGCATAGCCTGCGACCACGAGGTCGTTGCTCCCTTTGAGGAGGGAGAGGCTGTCCGGCTGTCGGCTTCGGAGTAACACACTGTTCACCACTTGCTGTGCTCACCTACATAAATAAAGCGGCATCAATCATTTTCCGATTCTGCCTCATAAGAAGTAGACTGCGCTCCAGTTTTTTCCTTGAGCCTCTTGTTACGCGCTGCCGGGTATTCTTCCTCGGGGTCCTCTGTAGGTCGGTCAATCATATCCCAATCAGGAAGCGACTCTTCAGACATCAGGCTTGTAGGACCACGCGGTGATTCGATACCCGAAGCAACGTCGATTCCCATACCACGTGCACCGGGACCGCCGGTCATCTTTTCCTTCTCAACTCGGTCTACGAGGTCAGCGATACGAAGCAACGTCTTCGTCATGACCTCCAAGCGCTTCGGTTTGATGATGGCTGCATCATCATCCGCATCAATGACGCCTGCAGATTCCTTCTCGGACTCTTCACGGTGCTTCGGGTCACTCATGCTGCGAGCCTCACTTTCGATAGCGACCTTGACGCCCTTCAACATCAACGATGCAGCAGGTGACCACAGCGGACGCAGGCTCTCAGCCAGTAGCAACGAATACTCACTACCCTGCAGTTCACCAAGCGTTGACTTCGGTGAATGCGCCCATGTCCCATGTCGGTTAGTTTCCATCTTGTAGATGACCGTGTCCACTTCAGGGAACGAAAGAATGAGGCGGTCACTCTCAACATCAACTGAGAACTGAACAGGGATAACAGGGTGTGACTTGGTCAATAGAGACAGAGTTTCCAACGATGCTGGAGAATCGTCACTCTCACCGGCCACCTTGGAAGCAGTAACATCGTAGATGGTCTTGTCGCCCCGCTTTCTTGAGCGGACACCTGACACAGACACATTGACCACATCGCCCTCATTGAACGGTTTCGGGCTGGTGACAGTGCCGACGTCAAGGAACGACTCCCCCTCGTGTTCGACTCCTCGATTACCGAACCCTTCAGCATCCAGTGGACCGGCACCCAGTCGATAGGTGTAGGGTCCTTTACCCCGCACATCAAGAACAATGAGGCTGACCTTTTTGTCGGGACGGAGCAAGAACCACTTAGGATGACGTCGTTCCCCACGCATGTAGGTAGACGTAGCATCGCGTAGAAGGATGCGATTTCCTGATTCTTTGAGACTCTCAATCACGTCAGGCAAACCCTCACTGTCGGTAAGGCGGAGGTTGTGCGGGCCGGGGACAATGACGTGCTCATGACTGTCGAACTGACCTCGCAGCACCTTCAACCGCTCACGGACGCTCATGTCAGCGACATTCGTGTCATCGTATTCGATGATGTCCACAAGGTGAATTTCATCATCGTGACGAACAGCATCGACAAGGAAGTTTTTCTCAGTGAGTGCTTTGAACTGCGTCTTATCTTCGGATGAAAGTGAAACGTCACCTTCTGAATCATAGGCTGTCACGCGCCCGCTCTTACGTCGAACGATGAAGCGCTCTCCTTCAGGAAGCAGTGAAGCAGCCCATTCTCCGCTGAAGCCGCGAAGCGAGGCGAAGTCCTTCAGCGAGAAGATGCGGTGCATCGGTAAGATAGGCATCGGCTTCTTCCCATCATTCTTCATCAGAACATCAGGGTCCATCAAGGCCATCAACGATTTACCAATGCTATCGGGGTTGGTGTTTTCTGCTTGATAGTTGGTCGCAGGTGTAGCGGTGATGGCATTCGGCTGAGACTGAATAAGACCAACTCCACTAAGTGCGCTGTCGACCACATCCTTGCCATGCACGGCTTCGAGCATCGGTCGCTGAATCGAGTGCAGGTATTGTTCGTCAGGCATGTTGCTACCAGCGACAATGTTGTTACCGTCCCACTCAACGCCAACGGTAGGTTGCATCTTGTAGCCATGCTCCATAACGCCCGCAACATAGTAATCACCGATGTTGTTTCCCTTTAGGGAGGCTGCAGGGTGAATCTGCTGACCGAGCCTACGCCCAATGACGTTTGCATCGGTCTTATTTTGGTCGATTTGAGCGTCCATCAGTAACGCAGGGTCGATGACTGATGGATTGACTGTGATGATGTCGTGAAGCAACGATTTGATTTTCGCCTTGTCCTTACCTCTTTCCCTGACCTCTCCCATAGCGTGACGCGTCAGGCCGTATTTCCCAGCCTCATTCTGGTAACCTCCTCTAAAGAGGTGAGTGAAGGCTCCCAACCTATTGCTGTAATTCCTAAGGAAATCGCTAACGCTACCGCCCTCCTTTCGTCGTGACCCTGTCGTCTTACCTCGCCCTCCCTCTCGAGTCCCCTTCTTCCTCTCGCTCTCCTCGCTGCGATAGGCTTGAACTGCTGGGTTCTCAGCATATGCTTCATCGAAGGCTTTGATATGGTTGGTGTGATGTTCGTGAGAAAGTGAAATATCTTGACCACGGGGGTGAAACTGCATACCTGTGCTAAGAGCAGTGCCTGAGGTCATGGCCCGAAGACCAGATTCAGGCACAGTGGCGCGGATTTTCTCAGCCTGCTTGTAGTGCTCTTGATAGTCAGGGTCATTCTTATCATGGTCAAAACCAAGCGCTTCCATAATTTGCTCAGTCGTCATGTCTTGCGTCAATTCAGCACCATGATTCATGATGCTGCTCAAGATGTTGCGATGGGGGACAACCGTTTCCCCAGTCACCTTTGAAGCGATGGCGCTGGCTGACTCACGCTCCTCCGTGTCGAGACTCCGCCCCCAAGTGGTCAAGCCGTGTTTATCATGAGGCATTAGCATCAGCATACGATTTGCATCATGATATAGGCGACTGGAGTTGGCAAGGAACTTCACCTTGTTCGACGGGTCGAACGCCTCAGGGTCAACTTTCTCCATGATAGGTTTGATGCGTTGGGCCATGGTCTTGATGGCTTCAAGGTCACCACTCATTTTTTTGTCAAAGTTAGAGTGATGGAACTTCGCCGGTTTCCCAGTTTCAGTCATCCCTTCTACACTCTCAAGGTGCCTCACACGCTCAAGTGCGGCGAAGTAACGCTCGCGCAGTTCGGCAGGCGCTCCCTCGTCTGAACCAGCGTATGTTGACATCAATGCCTCCAATTTTTCGGCTTGCATTGAGGCATCTTCCAAGTTTTCGAGGAACTCAGTCGTTGCTCGGACCGGTAATTCTTTGACACTCCTCCCACTCAATTTGTGAGTCATTGCGAAGGCTCGAGGGTTTCCTTGGTCGTGGCTTCGCGCTCTCGCCACACTCTCTTTTGGAGAGTCCAATTCGTCATGCCTAAGCATCTCTTTCTCAAAGGGCTCATGTGGAGGGTGGAGCCTTCCAAGACGTGAGGTCACGTTGTGTGTTAAGCGACTATTCTGAGCATAGCGAGTTTCAACACCATCAACTCCACCGGCCATAAGCGCGTTGTGCAAAGATGCAGGGTCACTATCGAGACGCTCGGTGAAATCCTTTCCAAGAAGGTCAATCCGCTCTTCAGGGGTTAGAGCGCCGAGCATGTTGGCGAAGCCGGGGTCAAGTGTCGAGTGTCCAATCATTGGGGTGTTCTTCGTATTCCGACTCGCGAAACGCTGAGTCTTTCCTCGTTTCTGATGGTGAGAAGCGTCCCAAAACGACTGGGCTTGGGCGTGAGTGTCACCCTCACCATGAGTTCGAAAGCCCCTACTTGGTGGGACATATCGTCCAAAGAGGCCGACATTCTTTGATGAGGGCGTGAAGATACCGTCTCTACCGAGGCTCCCAATCAAACTCTTACCTTCAGCATCTTTGGGCATCCAGTCATGAAGAATTTCCAAACGAGCCAACGCGCTGCGTCCTGAACCTCCACGAATGAATGGGAGGTGGAAGATGGCACCGTTTCCGACTGGGCCATGTGGCGTGCGCATCCACAAGTCAGCCTCATCTTCGGGAATGTGCTCCTCATGTGGGCCGTTGAAACCCAAGTGAGAGTAAGCATCAGCATGACGAACGCTCTTGTGCCTCAGCAAATTGCTGAAAGCAGCGCTCTTACCTCCCTCGAGTGCTTTCAAGTCATCAAGCGAAAGAGGGGCATCACTCTCACCAAAATGTCCCTTGCCAGTGAACGAGTAATTGCCTTCCTTATCCCTCTTGATACCAAGGAGGCGATGGAGTGAGGACTCGTCAATACCTGCTCTTCCTCCACTTTCTACGTTGAACATGTTGGTAAGCGGCTCACTGCTACCGATGGCTTGCTCGGTCAAACCCTTCTTTCGTAGAAAATTCAAGTTGGATAGAACCACACCTTCGTCGGCGTGTTTTTCATTCAGTGCGTTGATGATGGCTTGCGCCATGGTGCCGTGTTCCTCATGGGGTGTTTCATGAAGCGCATCGTGAAGAACTGAGTAATTGTGTGACTGAGGGTTGGCAACGTCACTTTCACTCTCAACGTGCTTCCTCTGGTTCTGCGATGGGTAGATTTGCCCACGCATGGAATGAAGGAACTCAGGTGTGAAACGGTGAGCAATGTTACGCTTCACCCGACCGGCTGAAATGGTGCGACCGTCGCTCAATTTGATGTTCTGCACATCGTGAGCCTCTCCAGTGGACCCACGTTCCATGAGATGCTGCACGACGTTTTCCCGGTCTTCGGGCGACAGCCACTCAAGGCCGAGGTTGTAACCTCCCCAACCGAGAGATGTTCGCCGCCCGCCTTCACCCATCTCAGTGTTCACCCACCCTTGAATCGCATCGTCCATGTGGGCTTGAGCGATGGCGTAATCATGCTCGGCAGCGTTGGGGTATTGCTGAACAAGAGCATCCACTGTGCTGGAGTTGTTGCGCTTCCACTCCTCAAAGTTGTGAAGATAGAGGTCGTGGAGATGACTATCGTGTAGCGGGCCAGCAAAATGATGAGACGTATCTCCCCTCATCTTATCCTTGACTCCCGTGAAGTGCATGTTCCCCTTCTTGCTGTGATGGTCCTCTTGGAGAGATTCGTGGCGTTTGATTTGTTCAGCCAAGGAAACAGCGCCGGGGCGCGATGGCAAATAGAGTGCCTTAAGCGTCTCAAGATAAGCGGGCAAACCGCTGACGACGTTCTGCTGACGAAGAGGATGGTGCCTTGCCTGAAAGTGATGGTCGTCGGGGTAAAGACTACCTTGAGCAAACTCGGCATCGGGGAACAACGACACGAAGTCGTGTAGATTGGATTCTTGGAAACGCCCCCTCCAATGATGGTCAGGGGCAAGGTCAGGAAGCCTACCAAAGGTCAGGTAGGTATCTTCGTCTTTTTCTCGACCCCTTTCTCGTAGCCGCTCTCGGTCGCTCTTTCCTTCAGCAGATGACTTTTCTCCATCTTCACCCTCGGCAGCCAATCGCTCAAACTCTTCAAGCGTCAGACGCTTACGAGCATTGTCGACTTCTTCCTTAGCAACGATGTCGCACAAGAAGTCATCAGGACCCTTGAGCACTTCAAAACCATGGTGGTCAAGGTTTTGCTTAGCGAGAATGAAGTTGGCGGCTGACTGCTCGTAATCGAGTTCGTCAAGAATTGACTTAAGAAGGTCAGAACGTGCTCTCAGATACCAATCTGTGGCCTCTTCTCGCACATTCACACCACCTTCAGTATTGGTTGCGCATGTAGTCTTGTGGGTTCTGACGGTCGCGGCTTGCTCCCTCACCAACTCCAGTGGTGCCCTCAAGACCGGGGCACTCATCGCCGAAGCCGAAGCGGCAGCCAGTAAATTGGTTTCCACCGCACTGTTCACACATTGCCTTAGCGACTGCATCATTGGCTCCAGCAAGAGCCTCTACGGCTGCCTTGGTCAACGACCCATTCTCAACTTGACGGGGGACACTGTCATGATGGGGGTTCATCTGCTGACCGAGTGTCTCAAAGTTGACTGACTCGGACGAGGAGCCTTTGTTCGTAACATCCTCAGCGTGGTAGGGATATTGATTGGTGGTGTAGTAGGCGTTGCGTGTCTGACCACCGCTCTCAGCCATGAACATCACACCAGCAGGCTTGGAGTCAAAGGATGTGGTGAAACCGGGTTGCGCTCCCTCCTCGAAGGATTTCTGCATTTTCGCACCGCACCCCATCTTCATGCAAGCGCCCTTTTCCATCTTAGCGCCACACTCAGGGCAATCCTCGCCCTTCTGCATTTTTGCACCACAACCCATCTTCATGCAACTGCCCTTGTTCATGGCCTCGCCGCATTCAGGGCACTTTTCGCAATCGCGACAAGATTCGCCCTTCTTGCAGTCGCACTTGGCCTTTGCTTTCATGTCCTTCGCGCCCTTGCCGTCAGCGGCAAAAGACGGGACTTTCTTGCCCTCATGCTCAACCATGTCTATTTTTTCCGCTTTTTCAAGCAGACGCTGTGCCTTGCTCAGCAAATTCAGCGCATCTCTACCGTATGGAGATGGGATGGGTCTCACGCAATCACCTCAGTGCTCTTGGCTTGTGCAGCCATGTCGTGAATTTCATCCCAAGTCATCTGATGAATCTGAGAGTTGGAGAAGTTGTCATGTCCCTTGATGATGGCGTCGTCATTCGCACGGAATGCATCGGCTTCAACACCATCGGTCAACGGCGTGGAGGATGAAACGAAGCCTGCTTTGCGAAGCATGGAAACTGGGTCGCGAATGGCTTTCCGAAGCATGGCGTTCTCGTGCTTCAGAGATTGCAGGTCAGTGTCCATGGTTTCCATCTTCGAGATGAGAGTGGTCATCAAACGCTCGGTTACAGACATGTCTTCAGTCATAGGTTCACCTCAGGAATCAGGGACAAAGCGCCCGAACGTTCCACGGTGGACACTCATGCTGCGATTGGTGCGAGCGGCGATGACGGTGCCGGGAAGGACCGAGTCACGCTGACTCACATCGAAATTCTGTCCGCTCGTGTTCATCTTGTGAAGCATGGGGTTAGGGACATTCAAGTCGACCGTTTCACGTTGACTCTTCACAACAGCGCTGTGAATGTCTTCGGAGAGATAGCCTGCAAACTTGATGACCTCATTGATGTGGCTTTGCGCTTCACCTGCATCGCCGCTTTCGAGTGCTTTCACAAAAGCCTCGCTATGTAGTGCCATTTTCCGAGCCATTGGGTCCATCTTCAGTAGGTCCATACTCTTCCCTCTCGTTATCCGTAGTGATGCCGCCCTAAAAGAGATTACTGCCCTCGTGGCATACGAGCGTCCAAGAGTGCGTCACTATTCTGCTGCGGCAATCCCGGCTGAGGGCCGCGCTGCTGAACGCTCGACATAGGTGAGCCTGCGCCTACTGAGGCGCGTGCTTGAGGGCGTGCTGGGCTACGAGGTGTGCGAATGCCCATACCCTCACCACCGGGTTGCGATGGAGGCATTGGTGGACGCTGACCACCGGCAACTTGAGGAGGCATACCCATCATCGGAGGTTGACCGGGCATCTGTTGTGCCGCCCCAGCCGTTTCCTCGCCTCCCGGCTGTTTGCGGTAGACAAAGCGGATGTCACGGTCACCTTCTTCAAGCAACTCCGGCTTGTAGCCAAGCATTGCCATACGCTGCGCAAGGTTGACTTCCATCTCGTCGCGCCGCAGACGAGTGATTTCGTCTTCTTCTTCGTTGGGGTAGAGTGTCAATTTCCAATCGGTGATGTCCATCTCACGCAACATACGCGGGAACAGATTGTCTGTGTAGACTTTCTGACCAAACTCAACGGCGCGGTTGGTCACAAGAATCTGCAAACCCTCATTGTTGAGCCCGCCGGACTTACCGTTGTCAATCATGAAGATGCTCGAGACACCATAGAAGGCAGCGATACGGTTACGAATCTCGTCACGCACAGCAATGTATTGCATCTCTTCCAGCGTGTCCATGAACTTGACCCAGTTGACCCCACCACGACCCGAAGAAGATTCGATACCAACCTTGGGGACGTAGTGTGGGTCGCGCTCCATTTTCTCGTCAACGGACTTCCAGAATGACTTCATTGACTCGAGGTTGTCCGTCGTAACTGAGATGATGCCCTTAGGGGTGCGACGCTTTTGGTAAGCAGTGTAGATGTAATTGTCCATAGCGGTGAGGCTCATCGCTTGACGCCACATCGTATTGACCGGGCTTCGCCCGTAGAGTTTGGAAGGGTTATACTTGCTGAGATGGATGACCTCACCCTTGGTGAAATACTGATTCTTCCCGCTCCCCGCCATGTTGACATAATGAGCGTCAACCATGCGAGAGCCGCAGACTTGGCAATTGCCCTCTTGACCCGGATAAGCCACTTGGTCCCGGTGGAGTCGGCAAATCTTGTAACGCCCTCCGCGAACACCTCGCTTGTCTGCGATGATGCGCATGAAAATGGGGTCACCACGCACGATGTCCTTAACGCGATAGAAGGCGATTTCTCCCGTCTCAGGGTCAACATAGTATTCCTTGATGAGGAGCATGAATGCATCATCGACGATGTTCAGGTCGTTTTCAATTTCACCCAACACCTGCATGAACGTCTGTTCCATAGCGTTCTCCTGACCGAGAAGCCACTTGGGGTAAATGACCTGCTCAGGGTCAGGCGCACGCACCTCACCACCGCAAGACTTGCACATGTCGACGTCGTGCTGGAACTCTTCTTCACACTCAGTGCACTTCTTTCGAAACTTCTTCTCCCAGTGATAGCCACGTCGAAAAATTTCCTGACGGAGTTTGGATTGCACAGTCCGTAGAATAAGATTCTCTTGACTCACAGCATAGAGCGCGGGCAATGTGATACCTTGCGCGAGAACTGGTTCCTGAATGCCGGTCGTGTAGAGCGGCATCTGGGGCTGAGGCGTTGTGCGTCGGCGAAACGGACTCGCCAAAGCCGAGAGAAAACGACTGACTGGACCTCGCTCTTCTTCCGGCATCACAGACCCTCCGCATACTTGCCGATGGTATCAGCGTCGACGCCCCACGAGTTAAGCAGTTCGGACGCCTTCTTCGAGTCATCTTCCCAATTCTTGAAACGCACCAAACGCTTCAATTCTTCTTTTCTCACGGGGTCGCTCTCATCAATGAAAGCCAACACCGCTTTTGCTTGCATGCCTTTCATTTTGAGATGAGGCATCACACCAGTCAAGAATTTACGAAGGTCTGCCTTAGAATAGAATTGCAGCCTATGTTGGCTGCGAGTTGAGTTCTTGTGGACTTTGTTGTTCAATTGCAGCACGCCACAGTCCATCGTTTTGTAGAGGTCTTCACAGTGGACTCGCCCGCGCTCTCCCGTAGCAATCATTCCAGCACGAGGCTCTCCTCGCTCAGTGATGGTGATGTAACCGTCAGCGTCAAGGAAACCAGCACCGTAGGCCCACACGTCCTTGAGAACAAGACCGTCGTTGGCAACGCGAACGTAGGAGCCGCGTTCTGCGCCCTTGATGATGTCAAATTCTTCCCCATACATGTTGAGGAGAGTCGTGAACTTTCGAGTAGTGAAGGACTTGCGAAGCAAACCTGCTTCATTCATGTTGTCCTGTAGAATGCTAACACGCATTGGTCCCTTCTTCAGTTCTTCAGCGACGAACTCAAGATATCCACTCTCAGCCTTGGAGAGTTTGTCAGCATGAAACAGCGCTGTGCGCCACATTTTACGAGCGTCGCTACGGTCACGCATCGCATTGGCCCATGCTTGTTGTTCTTCAACACCCCACACATCTTCGTGCTCGTCAAGCATCTTCATGGTAACCTCAGCCTTATCCCACAATTGACAAGCCTGCTGCAGCGAGATTGACCTCGCCTCACCGAACTGCCGCAAGTGTTTGAGTGACCGGTCAGATAGACCGAGGCCCTTGATGCAATGCTCCACGCCATTAGCCCACGACAGATTGCGAATGGTCAGTTCAGTTTCGAGTGCCTTGATGGTGCGAACGTCGTCAATGAAGAGGTCGATATCACTGCTGCTGTTCTTGTTATGGCGTCGCGCTTTACGCAGACGTTTAACCAACTGACCTGCCGTGCAATTCATCTTAGACTCGAACCACCCGTCACCATTGGGTGCGAAGCGGTAAGTCTTGCGAATGGCTTCAACAACCTCCTCTTGGTAAGGCTGCTCGGCCTTGATGACAAAGTCATCTTCAATCAATGCAGACCCCCACATGATTTTACCTCACAAGTTACCTCTACTTAACCCCGACCCAGCCTTTGACGATAGTTGGCTTGCCGCCCACGCCCTGCTTCTTTGCACGCTTCCGCTTGGTGGCTGCACGCTTCTGACCTTCACTCATAGAGCCGGAAGTTTTGGGCGTCTTGCCGCTGACCTTGACGGACGGACGGCACTTAGGGTAACCCTTGCTGCCTTTCTTAGCCTTAGAGCGACCACATGGCGGATGCTTCCCGTCCTTATCCTTGCGACTCACGTCCACCCACTTTTCCTTGAACCAGCGGTTCAAGTCCTTGACGATAAGCACGTCATAGCAGGTGCAGCGGTCGCTCATCAGAAAACGCCCACCATCTTCGACACTTCCTTTGCCTTCTTCTTCTGCTTGTCAAGCAAAGCATAGCAAGGACATTTTGGCTCGTTCATTGAGCATTGCATGACGCCCTTAAGCATACAGACGCACGGTGTCGATTCAGTCCCCCCGCAACAGCAGGACTTCCTCTTGAGTTCGCTTTTGCTCATTTCTTTTTCCCACCCTTCTTGCCACGGAATTTCCCCTTGCAGTATTGCACAGCCCAGCCGTTTGCATAGGCTGAGGGGTAGACCTTGAACTTCCTCTTGGCTGCTGCTTTCCCTGCGGGGCACAACTTCTTGCGTAGGTCGTCAAAACAGATGTCAAACGGGTCGCTCAACAATTCCACCTTCTCAGTGCAGCACCTTTCGGTGTGAGTTTGCCCTTCTTGGACGTTGGTCCCTTCATGCCACCCATGCGAGCGCAGAACGATTTGCGACGCTTGGCTTTCTTGGAGCCGGGTTTGAGTTTGCTCGGTTTGGTAGTAACAGGTGGCTTAAGGTTCGCTCCAGTCTCGCGCTTGGCTTTTGCACGACCCTTAGCGTTCAACCCACCCTTCTTGTGATGGCGATTCGGATTATAACCGTGAAAGGGCTTGGACTTCTTCTTGGCTTTCGCGATGGCCCAAGCAATTTCACTGGGTGTGCAACACGAGCAAAAATCGACTGCTGCACCCTTCTGCAACGCATCAAGTGCTTCGAGGTTGTCGAGTGCCCGTTGCACCATGTCTTGGTCAGCAAAGAACCGTGTTGGGTCTTCGGCGCGAAGCGCCTGCAATTGTTCCTGCCCTTCAGACTCCATGGCTTCGGCGCGTCCCTTTTGTCGCTCCATCTGAGACATGACCTTCATGAAACGTCGACGAGCGCTGGGGTCGTAGAGACTCGGATTGATACGCATGTCTTGGTAATCTGCGCCTCGCTTACCCTCACCGTAGAGGAAGCGAGCAAAAGCCTCACGGTCATCTTCATCATCACCCAGCAATTGAGATGCTTCAGTCCCAAGTCGCTCGATGGTTGACTCCCTAAGTGCAGGGCCCCTCTCCATTTGAGAAGCAACATCAGCAAAGCGTCGAGCATGACCCTTCTCACCGGCTCCGCGCATTCGCTCGGCTTCCCCCATGAGTTCAGCCGGAGTGGCTTTGGATAAGAAGGCAGGAGGATTGCGCTCAGCCTTCTCTTTCGTATCAGGGTCAGCAGCACGCATGGGACTCTTGTCTGACGGCTTGCCGATTGAGATGACGAGCACTGCGCCTTTGGGCTTCTTTCCAACTTTCTCTTCTTTCATGGTATCATCCATCCATCTTTCTTGCGGGGCTTGCCCGTCAACCACTCGTCGAATCCGGGCATGAAGTCATCCAACATAATGACACTGCCCCTGAACTCCTTGGTCGCCCAATTAGCAAGAGCGAGGCTCATGGCGAGGTCATCGTGAACACCGACGCTTTCGAGGCGTCCGCTCTTTTGCATACCAAAACGAGTCAACTCCTCTTCGAGTTTGTGCGTGAAACGCTTGGAGCGGTCATCGCCGTAGGGCGTTTTGATTTGGCCCTGCTCAAACGCCATGAGCAGCGACATGAAGAGGCTCTCCTTACGGGTGCGCGTAGTCATGAAGGTGCGAATCGGAATGTCTTGACGGATGTCTTGCAGTTCCATGGCAAACATCCGCTGGAAGTTGTTACCCTCAAGTTCGATGAGGTCAGGCTGAAACTTGTTGTTGAGGATGATGATGGCACGCTTCTGCGCTGCAGACCCCATACCCTGCTCGTGCACAATACCAACGATTTGCTTGATGTCCTCATCAGGCAACGTGCGCAAGACAGTCATGGCCGTGTAGTCAGCGTTCTTGTCCGATGCGATGGCCGTGTCCCAACCCACGAAGTGATGACCAAGAACACCGACGCGGTCACCGTTCTCATCGTATTCACTGTCGGCTACATCCAAGAGTTTCAGATTATGGTCGCGTGCCTTCTCAAGGAGTGCCATTGGGAACATGCTGGCAACGTCGTGAATCGGTTCACACAGATATTCGCGTGTGAATTGAATGGCAGGCATCGTCATACGCCGTTGGTCGAGAGACTCAAGGTCCCAGCGCTCAGGCCACAACGCTTCACCTTCACGATTGATGGCAGGGTAAGTTTCCACTTGGAAGGTCTCAGTCTTCTCAAGTTGAGCATACAAGTCGTTGTAACTGAAAGGTGTGCCGACCATCATCAGACGACCGGTGTGGTGGAGCACAGGGAGTAGAACACCGTAGAACCAGTCTGCTGCACGCTGTAATTCAGACCCAGTAGTGCCCCACAAAATGTCGTCACAGAGAACAACATCAGGGTGGAATCCACGAGTTCCCCCGCCGACGGACTTTGCCATGATACGGCTACCGTTGGTGAACTCAAAGTAGGTCTTGCGCCACGGTTTGCCCGAAGGAATCAGTTCCTTTAGGCACGGCGAGTTCTGAATGTTCTGTCGAATGAAACGCATGTGCTCGAGCGTCTGTTCCAACGAGTGAGAGAAAATCATGATGTGCGTGCCGGGTTTGAATGCCGCAATCCACAGCGCGTAAGACATGAAGAACACGGACTTGCCATGGTCGCGACTTGCTTTCACGCAATAGTAGCGGTTGTCGCTCAACCCCTTATCCCACATGCCGTGATGGTCGGCGTAGTCGAACCCTAACACCGTCTCAAAGAAGTATTTGAAAGAGCGAGTGGACATCTTCTTGTCCATCTCAAGGACAAGTGTCTGCATTTCAGCGGACTTGTCACTCCCCACCGTTCATTCCCCCCATAAAGCCCTCTTGTAGTCTCTTTGCTTGTTCTTGAGTAGCCTTGACTCCACCCGCAGGAGGAGCAGGCTCACTTCCCTGTTGCTGTGGTTGGAAAGCCGCCGCCATACCTGTTGCCGTCGTGGGTATCGGAGCGGCGGTCATAGGCTCAGCCACGTTAGGCTGAGCGGGCTGAATACCAATGAGAGAGGTGAGGTTAGTTTGACCTGCCGGGGCACCGGGCGCTTGTGATGCTGGGTTAAATTGAGGCACAGGCTCGAACACATCGGCGTTGTAGGCACCACCTCGCATGTCGAAGGGTCGGTTTGCTGTCGTAGGAGATGCTCGGCGACGAGCCCCCACTAACGCTGCCTCATGGGTAGGTAACGCTCCCGGCATGTTGTGTGAGAGAATCGACTCCAACTGCTCAACGCTATAGTCGGAATAGGGAGACGTCATTTGTGACCTTTGCTGAGTAGGCGGCTCAACGGTGGGCGCTGCTACGGCGACAGGTTGTCGAGCGGCGGCTCGCGCTGCTTGTGCTGCACGCGCTTCATCCACTCTCTCTCTTACACCGACGCTCCCTGCGCCAAGACGAGCGCCTGCCTCTCCACCTATGTTTGTCAGCATAGGTGCGGCTTGTCCGTAGGTGGCTTGCGCTCGTAACGCACCACCACCAATGCCTTGCTCAAGACCGGCGCCAGCCGCTCCTGCTGATTCAAGACCACCGAGGAAGGAAAGACCAGCAAGCGCTCCAGCGACCCCACGCCCAAACTGACGTCCGCGAACACCAACATCTGCTGCTCTTGCGCCTCGTAAGTTCGCTCGCTCCCTGACTTCATGTGAAATCGGTTGATTGTAGGTTTTCTGACTGTCTGTGAAGCGGTCGTAGGCATCAGCACCATAGCGTTCAGCGTATGAGCGAGGTTGCCCCTCTTTCGCCCTACGTTGGGCCTGAAGACGTCCACGAGTGTATTCGTCCATGTCAACTTCAGTCGCTGGCCTGTTTTGATTTGCGAGGAAATACTCCTGTGGGCTCATGCTGTAATCCTGAGCCAGCGCCGCCTCAGCCTCGCGGGCTTGATGACGAGCAGTCGATGCGTCAAGCGGAGTCTTGCGGTCGAGCGGACCCCTGTCAGGCAATTTCTTGTCTGTAGAGTTGCGTCCAAGCGTTTGTTGAAAAGCCAACTCAGGACCACTGCTCCCGATGTTGACAACAGGCTCGATGGCCTTTCGCACGAGGACCTTGCTCATCAGATGCCCCCTACACTGATTTTGACAACCTTCACTACGTCAGATGAGACGTTCAGTCGCTTGGCAATACGTTCCCAGTCACCCATTTGATGAGCGATGGAGCGGACATCCACTGGAGTGAGGCCCATGTGCTTGGCAAGATAGCGCACCCCGTGCTCATCTGCAATGTTGACTGGGCGAGGTAGGGCATTTTTCACAACGCGTGTCTCAAGCAAAGCAGCGTCGCGCTGCATGCTCTCCATCGCCTTCATCAATCGGTCGGTTTCGGGAAGCACGTTGTCTTGGCTTTTCATGTATTCAGTAAGCAAACGTTGACGAGGGTCACCGAATGATTGCTGGAACTGTTGTTCCTGAGGAGTCAGGGCACCAGTTCCTGCCGTTGGCCCAAACCCTGTCATTCCCATAAACTGGCGGAGCGTTGCGGGGTCGGCTTGACCAACACCTGCTCGAGCGGCTTGCTGCTCAGGTGTCAGTTGCCCGAGAGGCATAGCATTCGCGCCACGAACTGCCACTTGCCTGCTTGGGTCTCTTGCCACGGGGGGTGTCCCAGCAGGAGGAAGAGGTTCGTTCTGAGTAACGGGGCGACGAGGAGCGGGTTCAGGACGAGTTGGCGTTGAAGCCATAGCCGTGGTCGACATAGCCAAGTCAGTGAAATAAGGGACGTGACCGGGGATTGCTTCGATGAGTTCGTCAGGGTAACCCATCACTGTGCGTCCAGCAAGACCGCCTTCGGGAAGTTGCTCGGGCACATCACGATGCTCATCGTGACCGAATGCGCGAGCCATCATAGTAGCAATACCCTCAATGGCTTGACGTCGAGCATCGACATTTTCTTGCTCGATGCCCTCGTGGCTAACGCCGAGTTGCTGAAGAATCTCGGGCTCAGGACTATAGTGGCGAAGATTGCTCGTGCCATCTTCATGAGCCCCTGAAAGCATAGCCTTCACATACATTTGAGCCATATTTTTGTGAGTGCTCCCGTTTTTCGTCGGGTGTTTATTTCCTGACATAAACTCAGGCTCAAGGGGGACGTGTTGCCCTTGAAGCGCGTGTTGCATCAGGTTGTCATATTTCGTTCGATTCCCTTCTTCATCAGGGTCACCACCAAACGCGTCAAGCAAGTGATTGAAAATTCGAGCCCCTGAGTTAGGGCGAGTTTGCCCACCTGACTTAAGACGCCCAAAGAGAGCAGTAAGCGCAGATGTTCTACCCAACTCCCCGAGAAGATTTTTTGTCATCTCTTCACTTTGAAGCACGCTTTTGAGTGACTGCATCGAGTAGTTGGTGCCACCTGAGGTTTGCGCTGTATTGATGGGCACCATCACGTCAGGGACGATTTCAGGGTTTTCAGCAGCCCGCTTAAGCGCTTGCTTGATGTGCCCTCGTGCGCTACGCATGGTTTCCGCCGCAGGTGTTTGCTGACGGGCCAGTTTGTAGTGCATGAGGTCAGGAGCGTGTCGAATAACCGACCATGATTGTATTTGGTCGAAGGCGGGGTCGAAATTGACGCCGCCGGGGGCGTTCGTGATGTGCGAATCCGGTAGTTCACCACGAGGTCCAATGATGTCACCGCCGCGTCCCTTAAGACGTCGACCAGCGGGATGAGCATCGTCGATTGAGAGATGCCCTCTCGAAGCCCATTCAGTATTGGCGATAGTGTCGAGTCCCATCTCCTGAATGATGCGCTTAAGTTGAGAGTGATAGGGAATAGAATAGGATTCGATGAAGTGTCCGACTTTTTCTTGACGGTTTGGGCGATTGGTAAAGGCTGTCGTAAAGTGACCGTCAACGCTCGTGTTTGGCCGACGAGTAGGCTCCATGTTCCCGTTGTAAGGTGTAGCCTTAATTTTGCGCCACTCCATAGAATCAACGTCAGGAAGGTGATGATGCCTGCTCTCATCTTTGTGAGCAGCGTTGTATTCGTCAATGGCTCGTTGAAGGATATTCTTCGCCTCGGCTGGGTCGAGCCCCTTCCCAGCAAGCGCTTCTCCGAGGTGATGCCACACTGCGTCATGGCCGTGATGGTGGTCGAAACCATCAGTGTGGTAGGCCATTTCTCCATGCTTACCTCGACGGAAAGAGCCGGGGATTAATTCACCCATACCGGGATGACCTGAAGAGTGAGGTCGATACGAACCGTAGTGCGCGAACAACGGAACGTCAGGCGTGTTCGGGTCACCACTGAATGCTTCAGGCGGTGGATTTGACAAGAGATGGGGGACACCCCCATAGAAAGCATAGTTCCCATGACCTTTCAGAATGATGTCCGCAGACTTGACGATGCGAACGAACCTCATGCTCGGTTGCCTCCCCGACCAGTCAGATAACCGATTGGGTCAAGGCCAAAAGTCCGGGCATCAGTTTCATCTTCAGTAGCGCCCTCAGGACGGGTCGTCTGCTTCGGATTGTTGCCGGGATATTTAGGCAGCGTCGAGGCTGCACCAGCCGTATCAGGTGCACCCATGTTCTTCTTTTTGCTGTCCTTGTCCTTCATTCGGCGCATGAGTTGCCGCATTTCACGAAGTGCGGTGCGAGCCTCAGCGAGGAGGTAGTGGTTCTGACCAGCCTTGATGAGACCACCGTCAGGAACAGGGTCCTCGCTCATGGTGACCATACCGGGCATTTTTGGTCGACTCAGACGTGGTCGACGCAAGCGAGGTGGTTGAATCGGAGGAGCACGCACTGGGTGCAAGCGAGGTCGCGGAACACGAGGCATACTGACTTGCCCGAAGGGTAGAGAGGCTCCGCTTTGCGGGGCGATTTGACCACGAATATTTTGCTGCTCTTGGTAACCGCGCCACTGACCGTAGGCTTGAGGGTCCTTGGACATGGGTTGTTTGCTCGCAATACCACGGTGACTCATTTCCACTGACAGGTGAGGTCGCATCAGACCTGTCTTGCGTCCCATCGGTAGGTTACGGGACAGGAGTTTCGCACGCGCCGAGGTTCCAGAACGTCCAGTGTAACCACCGCGAGGTCGCTTGAACTTACCAGTGGACGGGCGCCACTTGGCACGTCGCTCCTTTTTCTGACGCTTCTCGCCCTTTCGCTTGGACTTGAGAATCTCAGACCAAGCGTGGTCCATCGGAGCGCTGGCGTTCTTGATACGGGGGTCGCTCATCAACTGGCCGTTGACAAAAGCCATTCCCGGTATGGGTGAATCTTGAATGTCGACTGGCCCCTGTTCAGGTTCACCGAATGGACCGGGAGGGAGCATGGTGTTAGAATAGGCTCGCCTGTGGTAGAGCGCCTCAGGACTCATACCGGCTCTACGAGCGACATCTCGCAGGTCAGCAATTTCGTTTCTCTCTTCAGCGCGAAGGGGTAGAGGGGGCATTTTTTCTTCAGGGAGCATGCCCCTTTGCTGAATCATCTCAGGGTGAGTGCTGTGAGCGAAGCGTAGACGTGAGTCAATACCAGCCATGACGTTTCGGTCGCCTGCTGCCACGGCATCTCCCCTTATTTTCCGAGATAACCCGTCCCGCAATCGCATACGACGACCTTCATAGGCTTCTTTTCTCGCTAATTTTCGCTCGACTTCATTTTCAGGGCTGTGGTAATCAAGAGCCTCAGCCTCAGACATTTTCAGTAAAGTTGACCAAGCGTGCTCCATCGCCTCACTCATCTGAATCATCTCGCCTCCAGCAGCACCGGGGCCTCTCGCCTGCATGGCGAGACTGGTCAGGAATCCACCAGCACCAGCGGGCTGAGTGGGTTCGCTGGGTGAGGTGCGAGGCTTGAACGAAGGCTCATCCTCCTCACGTTCTTCTTCTGGTTTGTCAAGACCCATGTGATGGCGACGCACTTTGATGTGGCGAATCTTGCGGTCCTCCTTATCTTCCGCCTCCTTCTTTTTCTGACGCTTGTCCATACGAGCATCCTTGTCGCGAGCATCATCCATCCCGGTGGGTGTGCGTTCATCCTCGTGGTTCGCACGGAACATGTGCGAAGACTCAGAGCGAGGGGCGTAGATGCGGGTGTCTGAGCCACGACCCATCATCCCTTCACTCAAGCCACTCACCTCCAGTCAACATGTGAAAGGCATCATAGAGCAGTTCACTCAAATCTGTGTAGACGCTCTTCACGATTGGGTTGATTGGAAACGCCCGAATCATGCTGTGCGTCATCGCTTCATGCTCTTCAAGCAAACGAGAAGCAAGTTCTCGAACGGGGAGCACGACACCGGGGTCATCATCATGAAGAAGCGTGCGAAACGAATTTTTGAGCATCTCAAAAAGGAAGGGCGCCGTGATGCACACTTGCCCATAATGCTCGAAACGCTCAGCCATTCGCTCAGCGTATTCGACGATGTTCATGACGTCTCCTTCACGCAAATTCGGACGAGCAACGACGAGGCGGTAGCCGGGGTGACTGACCTGCAAAAGGTCAGGAACAGGCACCTCCATCATACAATCTCCTCCTCAACGTGGCCCAAAAGTTTCTCACGGATGCGTGCCCATGAGTCGGGACTTTCCTTACCCAATTCAACTTTGAGGATGTTAATGGTGTTGTGAATCTCGTTGTTCTCGGTAGTCGGGCCCCAGTTCTCCTGCATTTTGACGAGGTCTTTGATGGACTCTCTGACTTCTTTGTGCAGTGACACAGCGTCTCGGACAAAACCGTCTTCATGCACGCTACCTTCGCTGAGCAATTCTGACAGTTTGCTGTTAAGGTGCTCGACATTCGAGCGAAGCGTGTCAACTTCTCGACCCACAACCATGGCCACTTCAGCCACAGCAGCACGCTGAACCATGGGTTGGAAGTGATGTTTCATGTGATGGTAGACGCTTTCCTCACGGATGCCCAGTTCTTCAGCAATCGCATCAGACTCAGCGCCGTCGGCAAAGTAACGCTGCTCGAAATCAGCACGCTGTGGATGCGAACACACCTTGCATTGCGGGTTGGAAGCCATGTGGAACTGACCCATGTGATTTCGGAAGTGGCGGTCACTTGTGTTGAAGCGCCAACCCATGTCCTCATCGAGTTGCCGCGCTGAGATTTCCCCCAGCAACATACCCTGTTCAAGTTCATCACGAGAGGGATGTTGGCAGAACGGGCAAGAACGCTTGGTGACACGCTCCGCTCCCCCCATGAGCGCTTCTAAAGCAACATCGAACATAACCCTTTTCTCGCAGTAGTTGGACGACCTACCATGTTCGGACGAGTGCCAAGGGTGCCCAAGCAAGCATCCGACGTCATAACGACAGTCAAAGACATCGCTCGGAAAAACCGAGTAACGAAGAGCGAATACATGGACCGGTTGGCCGCATGTCACGGTTGCGATTTCTTGCTCAAAGCAGTCGACGTGTGCTGGAAATGCGGATGCTTCGTCAAAGTGAAAGCCGCTTCACCTTCGATGAGTTGCCCAATTGGGAAGTGGTCACCGAGTGAGACTGCTGTAGATGCGACCGAGGACAACCGAGGAAAACATGATGCCGATGAGGTAAGCGCTGACTGAGTTTGCACCCAGCGTGCCTCCCTTGAGCAGCAGAATGAGACCAAAGACGACAATCATGCTGATGAACTGCACCATTATCATGTCAGTGATGACGCTTCGCGTCGGTGAAAACACCTGCACGCTACCTTGAGATAGCGATTCCATCGGCCCAAATCCTTGCGGTCGTCGTTGCATCATTTCACCTCATTATTTCGGGAGTCCCATGAATGAGCGAGCGACAGTGCCAATGCCACCGCCAACCTTCTCTATCATGTTGTCATCAGCCATCGCAGCAGCGAGAGCACCACCCATCATGGATTGTTGACTCAAAGCGAGAATCTGCTGACGCTGCATTTCAGCCTGCTGAATAGTCTGCTGACTCGAGTTCACAACTTGATTCAGGGCCATTCCTACGTTCTCGGCACTAAGCGTCTTGAGGGCGTCGGGAAGCGAAGTCATGTCCATCTTCATGGCTCCTTCCTCGTCATCAATGACAAAGGTGGCTTCTTTGAGAATCGTGAGCAACGAGAGGGACGTAGCAGTGGCAACGAGGTCGATGACTGCAGCCAGTCCACCCGTTGCGATAAAACGGTGGATTGGATTTTGAGACTGCAAGAGAGCGTTCATCAATTCCATTTCACTTGGAGGAGCGACGGGCTGTTGACCGAACTGCTGCATCTGACCGTATTGTTGTTGAGTGCCCATACCCCCCATCATCCCGTTCATGAAGGCGTTCTGTTGAGGTGGCTGTGCAACTCCGAGGCCAAACGATTGAGGATGTTGCATGGCTCCCGTTGGAGCCCCCGTTTGCGAAAGATTTAGTCCGGCGGGTTGCTGGGGTTGACCAAAGTTGAACATCAGACTCACACCTGCCCAGCGAGTCCATCGACATCAAGGTTCTGTTGAGGCGTTAACATCGCCTGTTGTTGTGCGAGGAGGGCCTGAAACTCAGCCGTTGGTAGGTTAGCCTGCTCCATTTCCCAGCGCATGTAACGACTATCGAACGTCACTTGCACCAAGTCATTCTCGCCGCTCAGCGGATTATCAAAGCGCTCGATGCGGATGGCTTTGGTGCGACCAGCATCCCGCATTAGTTCATCAAACCACGGTTCATACTTCACAACAAGGGGAGGCATGACTTCCTTCGTCCTAACCGCAGCCACAGGCACAGTCACAATGGAAACACCGCGCTTGACCTTGTCACGCAGACGCCGAGGGTTCATCTCGTTCTGCTTGTCCTCTTCAGCCTCCCACTTTGTGAGCAGGTGATAGAGATGTAGATGCTCAGGGCAATACGTGCCGCGCATTTTCTTACCCCCAGTCACGCGGTCACGAGCGATGAAGGCTTCCGGTTGACCGGTTACTGGATTCTGCCAATACATCTCGTCGAGGCTACGCCCTGTCCCCTCATCGCAGATGCGCATGTAGAGATTGTCGTGCTTGATGAGTTCAGTGACGTTGCACCCGTCGACAACACATACGCCGGTGTCCTTCGCATAGCGATGCTTGTTACCGGCCCAGCGAAGAGGGTTGAAAATGCTACGCTTAGCAGGCTGAAGCAACTTGTAGGCCTGTTTGATGTCCCTCCGACGTGCTTTTCGAGGGTCAGGGTGGGTGCTCGGATAGAAGTTCACCTTCGGAACTTCGAGGTTTTGATGGGCTGCTACTTCCTGCATACCTTGCTGGGCAGCCATCATCTCAGTCAAGGCTGCTTGTGTGAGTTGCTCATTCCCTTGCGTCGCTAACGTCGCAAGGTGCGCAGCATTGCTCTGGTAAAGCGCAGGATTATTTGAGATTCTTGGTAGCATCGAAGACGCCCTCCACAGGTTCCATGACTACGACCATCTTCCCATCTTGGACATGGAAGCGCCAATCCACATCATCTCCAGCGGAGAGGTTGAAGTGGTTGATAATCCACATGGGCACGGTGGTTCGCAAACTGCCCGTCTTTGACGATGCAGCATGCAACGTAGTCGTGGAAACATTTCTGCCCATGGGCTCACCAAGAGCGATGCAAATAAAAGCCTTCCTGATAGGTCAATCAAGAGGTCAAGAGGTCCAGCATGGTTTTCTCGACGTTCCATCCGATACGTGTTGCCATGAACGAGCGCTTAGTTGGAATGCCTGCTTTTTGCAGACGAATAAGGTCGTCCCTGAAGGGGTCGAAGACCTTGTGCTCCCCAATACGCCCGTCGTGCCACAACTTCGATGCCGTTTCGTCAAAGAAGCGGTCGGCTTTATTGGCAACCAACATCACAAGACGAGGTGCGTAACGACGACCGCGAAATCTTGCTTTGAAAGAGCGGTAACGATAATCTCTCGTAATGAGGCGGTCAACGAGAAAACGAAAGCCAGCAATCTGCTGCAAGCCTTCGTCCCCTCCCTTGAACGCACGCTCATCGAACACGTAGACCACGGCCTCAACACCACGGGTGACCATGTCTTCGACCCACAGATTCCAAAATCGCTCTTGGCCACCGACATCTGAGGAGTAGACCACTCGTTTCTGACCTTCCCACCCGATGCGCTTTCGAGTCGGTTTCGGCATTTTGTAGGCCCCGATGACCTTGAACATCTTTTCGTGAGTGGTGCGGTCCTCGTCTGAAATGGCTTCCATCTCACCGGGTGTGGTCATGTATCGGTCGAGAGTAGTTTTTCCGACTTTGGGGGCCCCGTAGATTCCGACTTTTCGCGGTCGCCACGAATTGTAGAGGGCTTGGCCCCACACGGCAGCGCCAACCAATGCTGTCCCTGCAGGCTCAACCATCCTGACACCTCTACCACCACTTCAACCAATTGGCGAAGTCTCTCAACTTTTGTGCTGCCCAGTCGATAGTCGACTCATAGACGCTGAACTCAGTGTTGTGAAATTCAATACCGCTCACGACGAGTGCTGTTAGAACAGATGCGAGGAGCGTCTTAACCCAACCCCACGCTCGTTCATATGTCGTATCAACCGTGTTAGCAAGATGAATCGCTCGAAGGGTTTCCTCAGTCGCATTGTCGGACACCGTCTTGAAGATACGGCCCATGCACTTCACTCCACCTTCTTGACGTATCGCTTGTCAGGCGTGCCGTCTTTCTTCAGCGGAGTGCTTTCAGGATTCTCCTCAGCAACACCCAGACTGAGGGGTGATTGTGAGTGAGCGGTATGAGTAGGAATGCGACTGCCGTCAAAGTGACTTGCTGCCCCACCGCGACTGTCATATTGACCGACGAGCGACGGTGAGCCACCGCGCACACCCCAACTCGGGGGCATCTGACCGGGATTAGCCTCCATCCAGCGCAACTCTTTCTCGAGTTGTGCTTCTTGCATGCGTAGTTCCATTTCCGCACGACGCTCGTCGAATGAGTGCTGCATGTTGCGATACTTGCTTGTGCGTTCCCGGTCGATTTGAGACATGCGGGCACGCTCTCGCATACCCTGCTCGAAAAAGACCTTGAACATGTAGTAAGCGATACCTTGGATGAAAAACGCCCCCATGGCGTAAGTGAAACCGTTCAGCATTGGCGTGTCGTTTTTGAGCCAAAGGTCAGCATCGAAAACGCCGATACCTACGCCAACCAGCGTAGACTGAGCGAGAATCAACCCAAGTAGGCGAATTTCGGCCTCGTGTTGCATGTCGTCATCCATAGCGACCACTGATGAGGGCACTGCTGAGGTAGACATAAATGTTCCCGCTTTGATTGTCCGTCGTTGTGCAGGTTGTCTTGAGATAAGTCCTTACTATTCTCTATACTACTACTATGATATATAATATTAACAATACAACAGAGACAACGTGCTACTCGCGTATAGGCGTTATGCGAATAGATGAGCACCGCCAAACATCGGTTGCACCAGTTCGCTCTCCTCTTCCTCGTCAGCGTGCCGTTCTTCGAGCATGCCGACCATGGCTGTAGCGATTTTCTTGTCCTGTTCATCCATCGGCCCCTGCATCAAATTGCGCAATATCTCGACGTCGTCTTTGACGGACTTGACAACGCGCAACGTGCCTTTGTCCCTGAAGTGACGAGCACGGTTGGAGTGTTCGGGCTCAAGAGTCAACTTGCCGCCCTGCGTGTGACTGACGTCCATGTGGTCGTGACTGCCCATGATGCCACGGCGTCGACGCTCGCGGTTGAGTTCTTCACGATACTTGACTTGGTCAGGGCGCTTGTTGTATGCAGCGTCGTATTCCCTCTTGTGACGCATGGCTTCAGGAGACTGGCGCTCTTTGACGAGCACTTCTGAGCGAAGGAAACCCCCTGATGCCATACGGGCAGCGCGACCTCGCTGCGGTCTACGCTCCTCCTCCGACGGATAGTAGCGTTCGTCAAAGGCCCGATGTGGATTTTCAACATCCCACTCGGGAAACTCCTTGGCCATTCGTGCCATGGCAATTCGATTTGGGTGCTCCGGGTGTCCAGCGTCCATGATTTCCATTTGCTTTTGGCGAGGCAACGCGGCAGTCTGCTCGGCAGCATCGAAGTAATGCTGTAGGTAGCGATGGTATTGCTCAAATGCTTCATCGGGGTAATGCTGATGCGTGTCCTGTCGAAATAGACCGTTGTAGGCATCGGTCTCATATTCACCGCTGGCGGGGTCATTCCAGTAGGATTCCTTCCTCGCTCCGTCTTTGTTGGCGATGAGGTCGACGATGGCTCGTTGCTTGTCGTGCAAGTCATTGTGGTCGATGAGTGGGTAACCTAAGTCGAAGGCCTCTTCCATGTATTCGTTCGATTTCAACATCGTTTGCTGAGCCTTGAGTAACTGCCAAGCGATGTTCATCGGTGAGCCGCGAATGAAGCGAGAGTAGGTTGACATGGCACCACCGGTGCCAAAGGAGTCGAAGCATGCCTCGCACAGATTGTATTCGATAGGAGTATTGGGTCGACCACGGGAAGAGTAACCTGCTTTGTATTGTGCTGGGTTTTGCTTGCACATTTGACACATAGTGTCGGGACTGAGAATATCACCGCTCGAGAGGTGAGAGGGAGTATCGTAGTCAATTTCAAAATCTTCTGCTTTACCAATCTGACTGCCCGTCGACGCTGCACTACGAGCCGTCTCGATGGCGCGTTGTTCTTGGTCACGGCGCTGCTGCATATTCTGCATTTGACTGTCGTGCATTTGTTGTTTGGCTTGTGAGGCGGCTTGCGACAGCGTCTTCTGCTTGTCTGTCATCATGCCTTCAGTCGTTTTTGTCGCATCTTTGGCACGCTCAGCAACATCACCAACTTTGGAGGCTACTTCGCTACCAATCTCGGCGGCCTTGCTACCGGCGACTTTTGCTGCTCCTCCGACCTTGCTCGCAGCGGCTTTGCCTGCTACTTTAGCAGAGCCAAGAGCAGCACGACCCGCAGCGGCAATTGCGGGTAGAAACTTCTCAACCTCGTCAGGGTTGAACGCTTCCGCCATGGCAGAACCATGGGCCGTGCTGACAAAAGCCTGCCGCTTAAGAAGCGGAATCAACTGTAGAGTTCTCTTTCCTCAGGCGTGGGATAATCGAGGATGTGGCGTGGATAACCAAAACCACTACTGCTCTGAGGGAATTTCGCATCATCGTGCGTCCGCTGCAAGTAGTTGGGAACATTCCTTCTGTGGTCACCGGGAACCCTGTTCCGCTCCTTGTCAACAACTGACTGCATCACTTCGCTGGCTCTCTCGCCATCATACATTGTTCGGTTAAATTCAGGACCTTGCGCGATGGACATACCAGCACGATAGTCTGCTGCTTGCTCTTCAGGAGACAGTGGGGAGCGCATGGTGCTGAAAGGCCTCGCAATGCGCCGCTGTTCAGCGGCTCCCAAATCCAAGTTCAAGTTTGGATAAAGGCCCTTAGTTTGGTGGCTGTTTTCCCTGTTTCGCTGAAGCATGCCGTAGATGGCGGGGTGAACGGTCCCCATGGAGCGAGCGCCAAAGCGGTCAATTTCGGGGTTACCTTCTTGGAAGAACTCGAAGTCTTCAGCGCCTCCCGCGATTTCACGAGGCGAGCGCTCTACGAACATCTGCTGCTCAGGCAGCGCTTTGTTCAAAAAAAAATGATGGTCAAGCAGGGCACGGAACGCTTTCTGCAGCGGCTCCGCCTCCTGAGGCATAGGTGCCTCGCCCTGTGGGTTCGCAGTGGCCTTCGGTTGCTGAGCCATATGCTGTTGGAGGAGGTTGAAGGCGTGGGCCTTCTCCTCGGGCGGCAAGTCTGCCAATTCACCCATCGACATCTGCAAGTATTCCTCGACGCCCTTGCGCAGTTCGTCGTCATGCATCGCCTTGGAGATGAGTTCATCGAACAAAGCAACACCATACACGGTGCTGAAGTGATTCATCTTGACGATGTCAAAAGCGGCATCAAACGCACTGCTCATGACCATGGGATGATGTCGCTTGATAAGAAGTTACTGTTCAATCAGAGTAGAGGCGTCGGAGGTTGGCCTCCCTCTCAAGGGGACCGCCCGAAAGGAGTCATGCGGCATCACGGCGTGAATTCGGGGTAGCGTGTAAATGACGGGTCAATGCCGAAAAGCCGCTTTTGCTCACGCATTTGGTCCCCCTCTTCTTGCCTCATTTGTCGCTGAGCCAGCCCTTCGGGGTGGAACTGAGAATGGGCAATCGTCGGGTCGCGGTAGCCGTGCACAGCCACTTGCGCTCCGACATCAGGGTCGAAAACCGTGTCAGGTTTCAGATAACGCTCCATCTCCACGCCGCTGTTTGGGTCAGGTGATGCGACGACTTGCGACCTGCGAGAATACACCGGCATACCCCGCCTCGACATCAACCCCTGAATGGCAGGATGAGCGACTCTCGCGTTAGCGGGGTAATAGTCGTAGTCAGGCTCCCCGCTCATCTGCGCCTCGAAAGATTGGACATTTTTTAGCCCGCGAATCCCACCCACGGGCAACGCAGGCGGCATCTTCCTTGGCTCGAAACTACCGTCACCGATTCGCATGAGCGTATCTCTCTCAGCCTTAACTACAGCCCACGCTGCGTCAAAGGCTTCGCTCATGGTCGCCGCATGAGGTTGGCGGTTAAGAGCCTACTCTTGCTCAAAGGGGTCTCCGAGAAACCTCGTGAACCAAACATCCGTTCCAGCAAAGTCGTCTATCCAGTAGAAGAGTTCATCGGGGTCGACTTTTGCTGCGTAGGCGATGATGCTTTGCTCAAGCATTTCATGCAGTTCTTCGACCATGCCGAGCAGCAACTTCTTCGTAACTGCTCCGTCTGTTTCCAATTCTTCAGGGGTCATATCCAGCAAGGTGCTATACATGTAGTGCATCTCGAAATTTTCGAGTTCACACCCCGTAACTGGTCCCTGAAGCACGAGCGATGCAAACCGCTCAGCCTTCTTCATCTTCGCATCGTGTTCTTCGGTTTGTAGGTCATTTACCATACCTACTCGCAGGGCGTTCCTGACTTAAGACTACCGAGTAAAAAAGTGAGTAAATACTCCAATGCGCTCGATTAGCAATGCGTTTCGAGAACCACCGGCTGAAGATTTTTGGCCGTGAAAGCGAGCCGTCGAGCGGCTTCGAGTCCTCGCTCGTCGATACCAGTGTCGAAACCCCATGCGCGAATGTGACGCGTGAGCATTTCCGTAGAAAGGTTGGCCCCACTACCCTCAGCGAACGGACATCCGCCGAGGCCGCCGATTGACGAGTCAAATTGCCGGATTCCAGCAAGCAAACCGGCTCGAATGAGTGAAAGCGGACGTGCTTCATCCCCTCGATGGTGCAAATGCAATGCCGGGACCATCTCATTCTCATGCGCAACTTCAGCAGCAAGGCTGACGTCCATGGGTGTCGCACAGCCAACCGTATCGGCGAAAACGACGGTTTTACCGAACATTTTGGCGTCCCGAACCATGATTTCGAGGTGTTTTCGGTCAAAAGAGCCGCTATCGGGGCTCCCAAAGGCCATGGAAATGTAGACTCGGACCTTGTCTTTGGGGTAATCGTGCAAAAAGGTGCGATATGAGAGCATCAACTCGTGGTGACGCTTCCCCATGTTGCGCATGCAGAAAAACTCGCACGGGGACAGCACGATATTCAGTTTTTCGGCCCCAACGGCCCTCGCACGGTCAAATCCACGCTGATTGAGCACCAAAGCCGACCCCTTTCCGGTAAAGACCTCCTCAGCACCCGCCATTTGCGGCAAAACCTTGGGGTGAACGAAGGACACCTCCTCGATGTTCTGAACACCCGCATTGTAGAGTGACTGGATGAGTTTTCGACGGTGTTCGATGGGAACAACGTGAGAAAGAGACTGAAGACCGTCTCGAGGGCCAACTTCGTAGATGTCAACTTTCATGACCCGCAGGAGTGCGGTGTGGATTTAACACCGCCGGTCACTGTTGTGCCATGCGAAGGCGTCTCGCAAGTTCGACCTCGTCTTCAGGCGTCAGGGGGCTACCGTCTGCCATGAACGAGTCGATGATGTGCTGCGGTGAGCGGGTAGGTGGCGTTTGCGTTGTTGCTTCCGCGCGGTCTACCCTTGAAATGCCAAACAAGGGGGCCAAAGCGGTGAAGCCGGTCCTGTCGTGCATATTCATGTAGTCCGATGGCTCGCCAAAGGAAGTGCCAAAACCTTCTCTGGCGGGGGTGTCACGACCCGATACTTCTGTCCCAAACGAGCCAATGACAGGAGAACTACGAGTATAACGAGTCGCACGGTCACGCATCGACATCACCCTTGGGTCAATGGTTCCTCGATTGCGAATCTCCAAGGAGGGGTCGTATCCATCTTCAACACCATCGGCCAAATTAAAATTAGGAGGGGTGTCGGGGTGTGCTAACGGGTCACGCTGTGACCCATATGACCTGTCCCATGCTTGTGAATAGGGGTCTGACTTGAGCACGGACCAAGCCAAGTCGAAGGGGCTCATTGGCTCACCTCAAATTCAGTAACGGTAACCCATAGGGTCACTCGGTTTGCTGGCCGAGATGTCCGTCAACGGCATCGGCTCACGACTGCGGAAGCCGGGACGAGGCTCCGACGGAGAGCGCTCACCACGCCGCTGCTCACGGGGCTTGCCCGCCGAAAGCGACATCGTGCCGCCCGGAGGCATCGTGCTGCGCGGCTCTCGCTGCTGCGAGCGCTCTTGCATGGCTGCGCGGAGTGCTTCAGGGCTGCTTTGTTGCTTGAACGGATTGGGCGGAGCGCCTCGGTGACGGTCGTCCAAGTTGCGCGAGTGCGGGTCAGGCAGAACACGCATCGCATCAATGCGAGCCTGATGATAGGCGTTCGCACGGTCCATGGCTTCGTCGCTGTCGTATTTGATGATAGACCACGCGGCGTCGAACGGTCGGACCATGGACCCCCGATGATGTCGCTTGATAAAACGTTACTGGACAAACACGCCTCGAGCGTTTTCATTCTCACGCGCCACGCTATCGGGTGAAATCTGCGGCTGGAACGGCTGACCAGTCAGTGGAAGAGCAGTCTGGGCATACAGTTTCGAGCCAAAGGTCGGGTTCGACACATCGTCGCCCCGCCGGTTGAGCATCGTCTCATCAGTGAACACATTGGGCGAGTCGCCGTCGTAGAGTTGAGCCCGTCGCCTCGGCGCCTCAGGGAAACGCAGTCTGTCAATCGTGCGCCGCCTCTCCCAATCAAAGTTATCTGTTTCAGGGTCGAAAGGAGGTCGCGCCAAGATTTCCCGAGCACGCTCACCGGGCACCACGATGTCCCGATTTCGGAATAGATGCTTGCCGCCTCGCATTATTCCAATTGTCTTTGGTCGCTCGTCGTCACTATTCTCGTCGACGAATGGCACCTGAGTGCGGTGGAAGGGCTTCAAGTCACCGTATTGTCCGCTGGTGTCGTGGAACTCAGGGACGTGCGTGTAGTGCAGAAGTTCAGCCGTGCTGCCGGGAAGGCTCTCTTGTGGGTGGTAACCAACCCTGATGTCGGGCGGCAAAGTTTGGATGAATTTGCGATGGAAGGGGTCGGAATACTCTTCATTCCGGCTGTCGGACTCAATGTCGAAACCATGGCGAAGGAGGTTCTCAATCAGTGTCCGGTAATGCCCTTGTCGCCGATGCGCCTCATCCGTGTGACCGTAGTAGTTACGAATCTTGTTGTTTCTGTCAGCCTCGATGTAGGAAAGAATGTCGCCGTCGTGGTCTTCAAGTTGGTAAGTTGACCTTCCTTGGAACGGTATCTCTGGCTCTGCAGGAACTCTACGAATCAACGCAGGGGTGCGTAGGCGCGTTCGAGGCTCCCGTCCAAATCTTCGCTCACTCTCAAAGTCCTCACTCGGGATGAGGCGTTCCTGCATGAAGTGAGGCTGGAAGTTGGTGGAGTTCCTTTTGTAATCAGGATAGGCATATCGGGGAATCGTGCGCCCCACGAAACCCGGTAGGCGCTTTTGTTGCGTGTGGTGTATCAACGTAGGTTGCGCCTTCTTGAGAGTGTTCCACGCGACGTCAAACGCGGCACTCATGCTCACGCACAAAGGCCACCCGGATTTCAAGCCATTGTCAATCTTAGGTAGCGAAGCAGGTAGAATTGTTTTTTTGTTGAAATTTTTGTGGAAAGGTGTGCGTGGTCATAAGGAGCGTAGCAAGCCCGCGTAGCCTAACGCTCCGGCTAAGGGGGCCGCGTAGCAAGGGCACTGCGGCGCTGTGCTTTCCACACCACCCTCGGCGTAGCAAGCCCCCTTGCGCGGTGGGGCCTGCCGGTGTGAGACGGCGGAGCGTAACGCTCCCGAAGGGAGCGTGTCGCTCCTTCCCATGGCGGCCCGTGCAGCGTTACGCTACTGCGGTGCTGCTTCATAGGCGTGGGCCAAAACCGTGGCGCAGCGCAGCGTTATGCTGCCCGCTTATGAGCCAACATCGGCGCAGCGTTTTGCTACGCCGCCGCACGCTGAGGTCGGAGCGTGACGCTCCTCGCTCGTCACAGCGTTAAGCCGCATCCCCTTCTGCCCGATGACCCCCACCCATATGGGTGGTTTGTGCCACCCTCCTTCGGACGTAGCACGACCGGCGTAGCATACGCATCGAGCACCCCAAAGCGTTGACTGAGAGCCTTCCATACTTAAAGCACCATCATAGAGAAGGGATGGAGAACGAAAGCATGAGCAACGAAACCCCAGCACAGACATACAGACAGAAAACGAACACCTTGGTGCGCCGCATTACGGCGTTCCTCAAGGGGCGAGCGAAGACCCTCACGGTGGACGCGAACATCGACCACGGAGCGCCCCTCTTCGGGAAGCACTTCGACGGCGAGGCCCGCACCTACACCCGCGATGAGGTCATCGCCGCAGTGAACCGCATGGTCGAACTGTGCCGCAACCCCGAGACGGGCAAGCCCCACGGACAGGTCGCCGGTGCCTTCGACGCGAAGGGCCGCGCTGCCTTGACCGGCGCTCCCGCCGCTGCCCGCATCACCACGCAGGTCAACCGTGGGGGCACGAACGTCCTCGTGGCGCACCTCATCGGCCCCTTCCGTGGCGAGAAGCACAAGCACGCCGCCGCTGACGCCTTCCGCCGCGCCACCAAGGGCGACGACCTCGTGGTCTACACGGTCACCGGCGTGCCCGGCGAGTGGACGAGCAAGAGGCACGCGGTGAAGGCGGGCGCGAAGGCCCTCTTCCCCAACGCGTGGAAGGCCGCGAACAAGATGGCCGACGCCGACGAGGCCACCGCCGAGCGCAAGGCCATCAAGGCCCGCGTCCCCGTCCTCGCCAACGGCAAGGCCACCACCGCCACCCGCAAGCCCAAGAGCACCGCCGCGCCCGCCGCCACGGTGAACATGAGCGCAGCGCAGGCGAAGACCATGGCCGCGACCATGGGCGCCACCGCCGCCGAGTGCAAGACCAAGAAGACCGCCGTGGCCTTCCTGCGCACCCGTGGCCTCAACGTCTGAGACGCACCACGCGACCACGCACGACACGTCGGCCCGACCGACGTGGCCGCGCCCCTCACCGCTGCGGCGGTGGGGGGTGCCCTCCTCCGGCCCCTCACCCTCGCGGGTGGGGGGCCTTTTTTTTGGCCTCCCGCGCTTTGCTACGCGCGGACCGCGTAGCGGCCTCGCTTCGCTCGGGGGTGGGCGGCTATTCGCCGCCTCGCGCTCGCTTCGCTCGCGCGGATGCGCTCTCCCGGCTCCGGTTCCCACGCTTCCATCCATATGGGTGGGGTCACCTATTCGACCTACACCTGCTCAGGATTTCGACCTGACTGACAGCGAAGCGCACGCCCTGTGCTGCCTGACTTAACCACGGCGGGCGCAGGAGGGCGACGAGCCACCCCCGAATCATGGCGGCGCCCGTAGGTTATGCGTAATTCCCCTATACGCATACACGTGTAGAAACGCAACGGACCTACAGTTGTATAGGTTGTCTTATTATTATTGTATACATACTTGTTATTCTAACAAACAAAGCACCCCCCCGAGACTCGGACAGGTGTTGTAATCGTATAGACGACAAGCGGGACAGGGGCGACAACCGTTCAGCACCACGGTTTTCCATCTTCCTTACTTAAAGCATCATCACTTTCTGGTTCCATGGAAACCGAACACTCCATTGAGCAAGACTGCACTGACGACGGCACCCCCATTCCCTCGTGGGCATTCACGGCGCCACCTCCCATCTCCACGGCCAACCCCGTGGGCAGCGTGAGCATCTGCGGTTGCGGTTTCGGCCACGTGTTCCCACCCGTGGTTCAGTGGCACATGGAGCGTTGCCCCCACGCTGAGGTGGTCGCATGATTGGACCGCAAGCATGGGAGAACCTGCGCTCGACCAAGCGAGAACATTTCGTCATCGTTGAGGGTGGCGGGAAAGTCTACACCTACACGTTCGTGAACGCATGGGAGATGTTCGACTCAGGCACCGAGATGGTGGAGTGGTGCGAGGCCGATGCCCGAGACAACAATGGCGAATACGCCGACACCACGGAGGTGAGCGCATGAGCGCGGATGTCCAGCACTTGATTGACCGCATTGATGCAGGCGAAGATGTCTTCATGTCGGACTTGTCGGACTTGGACGCTTACCAAAGCACGGCTCTCGCTGCTCGCTACCCGGACATGCGTTCATGCTACACTTGCGAAGTCCTCACTACCGATTGGGACTTGATTCCTGAAGGGTATGAATGTGCATCTTGCTCAGGCGAGAACCGCACCGACTACGAGAACAAGAAGTGGGGAGGCGAGGAAGAATGACGAACACGATTACACAAGACGAGATGCGGACGATGCTTGACCACTTCATGGAGGTCCACGTTGACAACGTGAAGGACTTCATCGGACCGAACGCAGGCGACGCATCCTTCTTCCGCACCTTGCACGGGAGCATCGACGAGGCTCAATACGAGGAGGCTGCGCGGCGCCTGCAAACCTACAGTAACACGCAGTTGCCTTGGCTCCTCAGCACCATCGGCATGGACAACATGGACGGGCAACAGTTCCTCCACAACCTCGCCAATCAGGGGCGCGAGTCTGCTCAATACATGGAGGGCGTCAAGTCCCTGCGCTCCTTGATTGATGACGCCGCACGCCGCGCAGTCAAGACCGGTGAACGGCAGGGCCTCTCCTCGTTCATCGGGCAACTCGCGGAGGAACTCTTCGGTCACGTTGCGCACGAGCGATTGGATGCTGTGCCTGACGTGGCCGCACTCTACGATTCCCTCGTTCAGAAATACACCGAGCAGCAGGCGCAGGCTGAGGTCTACCGACGTGAGGCTGCGACCATCAACTGCGAGGTCTACGAGGACACTTGGTATGGCCGCAACGATGTGAACAAGCGGTGGCCCAAGAAGAGCAAGCGCATCGCCATGAAGTTCCCCTACGACAAGGCGCTCATCAACGCAGTGAAGTCAGCCCTCGTAGGGCAGGGGCGCTGCATCTGGAAGCCGGGCATGAGGGCGTGGTCCCTCAAGATGGAGCCCGCCCTCATTGACCGTGCGTGTGAGGTCTTCGAGGACCACGGTTACTACGCCGACCAACTGCGCCCACTCAAGGCACAGTGCGAGGCTGCACCCAAGTCCGACTCCGAGGTTCAGGCGAGCGTCGAGGGTGACTCCCTCGTTCTCAAGTGGCCTTGGCTTCAGGACGATGACCTGCGTGGCCAAGTCATGGCTATCGTCAAGGGTATCATGGGTCGCAAGTGGAACGGTCAACGCAAGGCGTGGCTTGTGCCTGTGGCTCAGGGTGCTTTCCTCAAGGGCCGACTCGACGGCGTGTATCAGCCATTGGCTGACGCCATCGCTGCACTGCCTGAACTCAACACCATCATCGGTAACACCGCCGAGCGCATTGCCATCAGCAGTGCTGCTGAACTCAACGACGAGAGCATCATCGAGGACATGCGTGAGCGACTGACCAAGGTGTTCCCTGCAGGCCGTGAACTCTACCCCTTCCAATACGTCGGCGTCCGCTTCGCTGAGTTGGCGAACGGGAAGGCGCTCATCGGTGACGACATGGGTGTGGGCAAGACCATCCAAGCCTTGGCCTACGCTGCCCTCCACCCTGAGCACCACCCCGTGCTCGTGGTGTGCCCTGCGAACGTGAAGTTCAATTGGCTGAAGGAGGCACGCGCATGGTTGAGCATCTACGAGACTGAGGTCATCAAGACCGGCAAGCAAGACGTGCCTGACGCTGATGTTGTGGTCATCAACTACGACCTCATGAGCAGGCAGCGTGACGCGCTGCTTGACCATGGCTTCAACACGGTCATCTTCGATGAGTCGCATTACCTCAAGAACTACAAGGCTCAGCGCACGCAGGCCAGTCTTGACGTGGCCAACGCAGCCAAGAGCGTGCTCGCCCTGTCCGGCACTGCCATCACCAACAGGCCGAAGGAGTTCTTCACCACCCTCAACCTCTTGCGCCCGGCTGAGTTCCCCTCGTTCTTCTCCTTCGGCAAGCGCTACTGCGATGCCTTCGACAACGGATTCGGTTGGGACTTCAGTGGCTCATCCAACGAGAAGGAACTGCACGAGCGCACCCGCACCGTGGCCATCCGCCGACTGAAGAAGGAGGTCATGGCTGAACTGCCCGACAAGATTCGACAGATTGTGGACGTGCATCCGACGAGCAAGGAACTGAAGGAATACCGAGACAACTCTCGCCGGTGGGGTGCTGAATACGAGATGCACAAGGAGCGAGGCACCATGCCTGCGGGCTTCGTGCTGAACATGCTCACTGACCTGCGCCATCACGCAGGGCGCATGAAGACTGGCGCCACCGCACGGTGGGGCATCGACTACCACTCCACCACCGGCAAGCCTCTCATCATCTTCACTCACCACCGTGACGTGCAAGAGATGGTGACCGATGAACTGCAAGCCGCACATGCCAAGTTGACCAAGGCTGAGCGTGCCTCCTTCGGTGCGCTGACCATTGACTACATCAACGGCAGTGTCTCCCCCGAGAAGCGGCAGGCCGCAGTGGAGCGTTTCCAATCCGGTGGCACGCAGTTCCTTGTGTGCTCCACGGTTGCTGCCAAGGAAGGACTGACCTTGACCGAGGCGGACACCGTGGTGTTCGTCGAGCGTGAGTGGGTTCCCGGTTGGGAAGAGCAAGCCGAAGACCGTGTGAACCGCATCGGTCAAGACGCCGAGACTGTTCACGCAGTCTACCTGTCCGTTGCCGGAACCATTGACGAGAAGTTCAACGCCGTGGTCGAGGAGAAGCGCAAGATTGTCTCCGCCATCATTGACGGTGGTGAGGTGGGCAAGCGTGACGGCATCGCCAAGGCACTGCTCAAGGCCATGGTTGACGCAGGCGAGATGCCTGCTGACATGCTCGGTAACTTGGGGGTGGGCGCTTGAACGAAGGTGGCGCTTGCCCTGAGTGCGACATGCCCGTCCTCTTCATCTACCATGCTGGGGACGGCGGCTCTTGGAAATTCAACTGCACTTTCTGTGGGGAGGCGAGCGAATGAGTGAAGGACTGAAGCCTTCCTTACTTAAAGCAACATCAACATTGAGAAGACAACTGAGGGAACAACCATGCTGAATTGGATGAGAGAACGACGAGCGCGACGGATGAAGGCACTGATGGAAGAGGCCATCGGAGGTGCGATGGAACAGAACCTGCACGAGTTGGCACGCCGCATCAACTACGAGTTGTTGTGGGACCAAATGGACGTGGGCACTGTGGCCGAGAAGGTTGCCGAGCAATACGACGTGCGTGATATGGCCGAGCACTTCCATCCAAGCAGGATAGCGCAACACCTCGACCTGAATGACGTGGCTTACGAACTGGACCTGAGCGACCTCGCTTACGAAGTGGACTTGAGCGACCTCGCTGACCACATCAACGTGAGCGAAATCACTGTGGATGAGAACGAGATTGCACGGAAGATGGCTGAGAACATTGACGTGAGTGACGTCGCCAAGGAGTTGGACGAGACGTTGATTGCTGACGCACTCGCTTCAGCATCGGCGGCACTCACCGACACACGCATCAACGCACTGGTCGATTGCCTGAACTCGATTGAACTTACCATCTTCAAGATGCGGCAAGGCTTCGAGGGGGCACAGTGAATGAGCGAGCGACGAAAGAGCATCCTGTTCTTCACCCGCGTCTGCTTCTACTGCACGGGGAGCCTTGCGTTCCTCGTCAGCATCGGCGTGGAGGTGAGCGCATGAGAAAAACATACATGGATGGATTAGCAGAAGGCTACGAAGCGGCCCTGAAAGAGATGGAAAGAATACTTCATGAACTTGCAGATACCTACGCGATGCTTGAAGAACA